GTATTATGAGATAAATAAAGACAAAATATTAAAACAAAATAAACAGTATTATGAGATAAACAGAGATAAGATAGCAGAACAAAGTAAACAATATCGTGAGGTAAACAGAGACAAAATATTAAAACGAAAGAAACAATATTATCAGGAACATAAAGAATATTTTAAAGAATATGGCAAACAATATCGTGAGGCTAATAAAGAACACCGTGCAGAAATAAATAAACAGTATTATGAGATAAATAAAGACAAAATATTAAAACAAAATAAACAGTATTATGAGGTAAACAAAGATAAGGTACTAGAACAATGCAAACAGTATCGCGAGGTAAACAGAGACAAGATAGCAGAATATAGAAAACAATATTATGAAGAAAATAAAGATAAGATAGCAGAAATAAATAAACAGTATCGCAAGGATAACAAAGATAAGATAGCAGAAATAAATAAACAGTATTATGAGATAAACAGAGATAAGATAGCAGAACAAAGTAAACAATATCGAGCTACACCACAAGGACAAATAACTGCATTTAATGGTCATTGCAAAAGAAGACTGAAAGAACAAAATCAAGGTAACGGCATAACAAAAGAACAATGGTTAGAGTGTATGACTTTCTTTGATTGGAAATGTGCATATAGCGGTGAAAGTTTAATTAAAGAAAATAGAACAATTGACCATATAGACTCATTAAATAAAGGGGGAAGACATGAAATTTGGAATCTAGCCCCAATGTGTAGAAGTTATAATATTAGTAAACATGATAAAGATATGCTTGAATGGTATCAAAAACAGCCATTCTTTAGTGAAGAAAGATTACAGAAAATATATGAATGGCAAGAATATGCATTTAATAAATGGCACAAAGAGGAAATTGTCTAATAAAATAGAATTCTAAAATATAAATTATTAAGGGGGATGTTAGTATGAATGAAGTAAAAAATAAATCTTATATTGAATGTCCTAAGTGTGGTAAACAAGCAACTATAAAATCTGCATCAAGTATATTCTTTAGTGCAGGGGCTATACTGTGGTTAGCAGGAGGTTGTTTACTTTGGATACCAATTATAGGCTGGATAGGTGCACCACTTGCATTTATATTAGGAACTATTTTCCTAGTAATTGGGATTATTGCAGCAATGATTGGTGGGGCAGTAATACAATGCACTCATTGTAATAGTACGTACAATTTAACAAAAACAGAATACAAAGAATTTAAGAAAAATATAAAATAAATAAAGGGGATGTTATTTATGAATAAAAAATTAATGAGTATTTTAACATCAGGTATATTAGCAGTAAGTATGGTAGGTTGTAGTGATAATATAAATAAGAAAGACGATACTACAAATAATACCAAGCAAGAACAACAAATAGAAAAGAAAAACACAAATACAAATAAGGATAAAGTAGATACTAATAAAGAAAACACAACAACCAAAAAGCAAACCGAAAAAACTAATTCCAATACAGAAAAAAATAATACAACTAAGAAAGTTCAACAAACTAAAAGGAAAACAGTAAATGAAGAAAAACAACAAAAGGAAAAAACTAAACCATATGTAGATGAAAAAAATAACGTATATGTCGATGAAGATGGTAATCGTCAACCATTAGTAAAACATGATCATATGACAGAAGAGTATGATAAACAACCCAAATGTCCAGAATGTGGTTATCCAGTAGATGATTGTCACTGTAATGGTGATGGCAATACAGTTGATGAAGAAGATGATAATTATAACTGGGACTACTACGATGAGCCTATGGATGAGGATAGTTGGAATATTAATAATGATGAACAACAGGAACAAGAAGAAACACCTGCACAACAAGATAATAACCAATAAAAATAAAGCTGGTAAGGAAATTAATCCCTACCAGCCTTTTTATTATACTTTCTTTACATATTTATCAGATGCAGTTATGTAAAGCCCTGATTCTAAGCGATACATAGAAGTACTTCCATTTTTAGCATCTACTGTATCTATTACTTGTAGATGTTGCCCCTTCTTAACTGTTGTAACTGGATCTGCATCCCAATCTGCTACTTTTCTTATATTAAGTTTATCAAGTGTTACTATTTCAAATTTTGTTGCCTTAGTTTGTTCTTTCTTCTTAGGTTCTGCTTTTTTACCATCTACATAGTTTTTTACATCCTTTATGAAGTGAGCAAATCCTTCAGGTGAACATCCATATCCCCAAAAGTTAGTACCGGGACATTTTTTAGCACTTCTTGAAGGAATATATTTTCCTAAATAAGTTCCTCCAGCAGTGAACCAACAATGAGGTCTTATATGACTTATATCTACAGGTATGTTAAATCTTTTGCAAAGTAATCCATAAAGATATATTACTGCTTTCTTTTGTGCTTCAGTCATCTTATCTTTGCCCTTGTTAAAGCATCCATATATTTCTATACAGATAGCATTTGTATTCCAACCTCTAATTCCTATTGGAGTAGAATTAAGATTTCTACCAGTTGTTATTTTACCATCAGGAAAAATATTTAAATGTTGGGCTATGTAATGTCCATGACCATCACTGCATCCCCATTTACTTTTTCCATAAGAATCTAAAGATTGAGTTCTTCCAAAATGAGGTTCAGAAAATACTTTTTTATCAGTCTTTTCCCAAGTACTATAATTTGGTAAGTCCATCATATGCACCTGAAGTCTAGTTATTTTTCTTGTTACTTTTTGCTTAGATAACCATTCCTTTACATCTTTTTCATTTTCTAATAATGTAAAACCATTTTTAGTCTTCATTATTTATCACCTTCTTTGTTTTCAATTAAATTTTTAAAAGCTTGATGAAGTCCTACAGAACTTAAACCACTCAACATCCCTCCTAGTAATACATTTACATTAAAATAGCCTGCTATAAAGTAGTTTAAAACCACTCCTATGCAGGCCATGATTAATGGTATATATTTATTAGGTATAAAATCTAAACTTGTTTTTATTACATATCCAATACAACAACATACTAATATTACTGCAACTACTAAATAATTACTTATAACACTTAAATCTAACATTTATCTCTCTCCTTTATTTTCTAATTCCTTTATTTTTTCTTCAACAACACTCATTCTGCTTATAAGATTATTATGACGATCTACCCTGTTTGATAAAATTTGTATATCTTCTTTTAAATCTTTTATTTTCTCATTAATTACCGCTGTATTTTTATTATTAGAAAAATACGAACCAGCCAATGTTCCTATTAATGCTAATATTGCAACAATTATTTCTGTATTCATAGACAACACCTCTATTCTAGCAATGTTTGACTCTATCTTTTAATTCATCTTGTTTGGCATCATTAAATTGTTTCACTTCTGAAAGATAGCCAGTTATACGTCTTATACGCTCAAATGGAATTGGAACTACTTCATATTTCAAATCAACATAATCACCATCCAATTTTACAACCAGGCTTTTAATTTGTTGCCCCGGATTTTTCTTTTGAACATAATCTATATATGCTTGTTTCTCTCTTTCATCTAATTCTACTGTACATCCTTCTTCATTCCAGCAATGAAAATCCATAATATCACCCCTTTTTTACATTAAAAAAGGACTTAAAATTAATTAAGTCCTTTAACTTTCTATATTGATTTATAAAGTACAATTATCCCTATTATAGACAGAATACCTATTAATATGCCTATTAAACATAATACTAACGCTATATATAATAAAGCCATGCCAACACTCCTTTTTATTTAGAGTATTAACATGACTTCATTTTTATAAACATATTTCTTACGCAATAGATTCAAATTACGCAGTTCGTAATATTTTTAAATTGCAAATTAGACTGTTTTATATTTATCTTTTGTATATAGCTTATTATTAGTTAGTTCTTTATCAGTTAAAGCCCTATTATAATATCTTATTTCTTTAAATTTATAGTCCCCAGTATTTGTCCCACAAAGTATAGCAGACCCAGGTGAATCTATAGTAGTTATATTAGCTGTTGAATATCCTATAGATGTACCATCTATAAACACCTCAACCTTTGTAGGCATAATTTTAAATGATATAGTAACAACATCATCATTAACATGGTTCGATAAATTATGTTTCTTTTCAAACCATGTATTTCCTATTGTTCCCCCTAAATTTCCATTCGCATATAAATATACTTTAGATGGCATTTGTGGGAATTTTGTAATTAATGTTGAAGTTGTTTTGATTTCTGATACCAATTTTATGCATACCTCAAGTGTATATTCTGTTTTATTTACATTCGTATTATCTTCTATTACTCCCAAGTTATTACTGTCCAATGAGTCAAACCTAAATCCATCTAAAGAGGAATTATTATTCGCTACTACAGCAATATCTTGCACTTCAGTCTTTGATTTAGGGAATTTTAAATTATCATTAGATACAGTGTCTTTAAAAATCAATGTTTGATTCGTAGAATCAATTTCTCTTGCACTATCCTCCATAAATAACCATCTTGATTGTAACCCTTCTGTTACAAGTCTATCTTTATCTTCAATTTTAGCAGATATAGTAATAGTATATGTAGCTTTTATACTTGAATTTGATACAGATGTAGCAGTAATAATTACATTTCCAGCAGTTTTAGTAGTAACTAAACCATTTTCATTTACAGTAGCTAAATCATCATTGCTTGAACTCCACGTAACAGATTTATTACTTGCATTTGCAGGTGATACAACGGCACTAAGTTGTATTGTATTACCTACTTCAGTTGTTGTATTACCAGTTATAGTTATAGAGGTCACATCAACTGAAGTTTTATTAAATAAAGTTTCAAACATATTATCCACATATGTGCATCTTTCATTTATAAAAGTTTGTATTTGTTCAAAACTTGTAATATCTTTACTAGGGATATCAGTCCATTTTTCACCATCTCTCGTATAATACTCATCTGGTAAATGGTTCTTAAATGTTGTAAACTCAGAAATTAAATTTGTATTTGATAATACACCTTGTCTTAATTCTCTATATCTAGCATATAGCTCGTTCGGGAATAATCTACATATTTTTTCAAATAATAAATTATATTTACCGCTATCTTTATTAGTAGCATATGTTTCGTAATCTTCGGGGCATCTATATGAAGAAGATACTAATTTACTACCATTCCAATATAATCCAAATGTAGAATCTAAATCGTATAGTGTATATATCCATGTATTACCTCCGTCATAGGAACATACTACTTGATTTTTGCCTAACCCATCTATATCACAACATAAATAACAGAATATATAATAGTCTAATAATGAATTAATGTTAAAATGTTGTGATAACTGACTTGTAAAAGTAGCATCATCGCTAGTTCTAACAAATGCCTCTGCAATTTTCCATTTATCAAGCACTCCATCTGTTCCTATTGAATCTCCCGGATATTCTTCTGACCAATGTTCATGTGTTGGTTCTTCTCTATATAAGCAATAGTCTGTAGGTACTTCACTACAAATTACTATTTCAGAATAATCTTTTTCTGTCATACCAAACATCCATCCATCTTTTGGGATATTCCAAGTATATAAACCTAAATATTCATTATTTAAATATATTTCAACAGGGAATCCATCTATAAAACCATAGTTAGGTGCATTTTTTAATTTTGCTGGTAAATTATTATAATCACTTCTAGTTTTTAACATTTTACCTGCTATTCTTGCAGATACAATGTTTCTTGCATGAGTTTTATCTATATAATTTGCTTTTAAAACAAATTTATTTTCATTTCCCCACTTTCTACTATCAGTATTTAATTGAACATTAATTTTTTGTTTTATAGATTTAGCACTATCTTCATAAAATTTTCCAGTATAATTCTTTTTGGGATAATTTAAAGATGAGTTACCTTGCCATTTTAATTCGGCATATCCATTACACACTAAATTATCAAAAGTTAGTTTTGATTGTACAGTAATTGGATTATCTTTTTTCATTGTATCCCAAACATCAGAAGTAAAGTCTATCCTTGGTATAGTATTTCCTATAGTAACTGCTAATGGATTTACTGGTCCATCTGCAGTACCATAAATTTTATTATAAATTTCTAATAATATTTCTTCTAATTTTACAGATTTAAATTTTCCACTTAATTTTTCTTTAGTACCTATGTTCGCAATATCTTTATATTGTGCAGCAACTTCATTAACTGCACCTTTAACAGTTTTAGCAGTTGTAGTTAATTCCTCAGTACCTAAATCAGTTTTAATAGTATTTATATCAGTTTTTATTTCGGTATCATCATAAGATGTGCCAGTTCCACCTGCAGGTAATTCAGTTCCACTATCTAATTTTGTTCCATCCTCTTTTGCTAGGTATATTTTCCCACCTTCTACTATAGATTTAGCAGGCATTTTATTTACTTTGTCTACATTGTCTTTTGCTACTTTTTCAAGTTTATTTAATTTTGCACTAGAGATTACATCTCCATTTCCCCAATTAGTTTGATTGTAAGTTCCGTCACTATTATAAGTATCAATTGCATCTCCATCTAAACTAAGCATAGATACATCTGCTATAGCACTGTTAACTGTTGCTATGTCACCTTCTTCAAACAATGGTTTTAGAATATGTACTGCACCTTTTATTATTGGAAGTGATCTTATACTTTCTTGACTTTCATTAAGAAGTCTTAGTTGTAAATCATAATCTCCTAATTCAGTATCTTCATCTATTAATTGTCCCTCTATTACAAATACAACTTTACCATCGTCAGTAGCTTGTATTGGGAATTCCTTTTTCACCTCTGCATTTTTATACCACTTAACTTGTGCATAGGATGCTTTATATTTCACTAGTAAGTTACTTAAATCATCTGACTTATATCTGTATTTATTATCTACAATTTCTATTAACAATTTAATATTTCTATCATTCTTATATAGAAATATTTCTTCATCTAATTTGGCTGTATTCTTTGAAACTGTCAACTTACAATCGGTTGTGATGTAATCATTATTAGCCATTTCAAACACCTTCCTTTCAAAATAAAAAAGAGAACTAAAAATTTAATTTTAATTCTCTGCTTACTTATCTATTTTATCTGTGGATTTTAATTCTTCATTTTCCTTTTTAAGTTTTTCTATTTGTTGCTTATATATTTCACATTGTGCCTGAAATAGTACTTTTTGATGATTAGCTTGTGCCAATTCTTGTTTATATATTTCAGTTATTATATTTATTGCATCCATTCAATCACCTCCTATTCTTTATAAGTTACTTTCATTGTCACACTACCGCTACATACTGCATAACTACTAGCATTATAAGCTGATTGAATACCGAATCCTTTTATAGTACCGCCTGAAAGTGCATTAAGTATAGTACTATTAGTTATAGTTAACTTTCCACTATTACCAACTGCTATACTAACACTTCCACAACTTGAACCGTATGAAGGTTTCCCACTTGGTCTACTTGCATAGTTATGAGTTTTAACTACTATAGGAACTGCCGCATAAGAACCACCAGATATTCTCTTAATAGTAAGTTCAATTTTGCTAATAGATTTATCTTTAAATTGGTTAAATTGACTACCAAAGAACCAGCAACCATTACAATCTCCATAGCCATAATCACCTTGTCTACAAGTATTATCTTTTTTCCAGTTGTTATATACTGAACTTCTATAAGTATCACCACTGTTAGATTTTATTGTTACAGTTTTTGAAGTTGTTGGAGTAGGAGCTGTGTTACCGTCTGTAGTTTGGTTACCACCTTCATATGTAACACTAGTAGGAGCTATTATTTGACCTGGTGAGCTTACATGAGTATTTGATTTATTACCACCGCATTGTTTACTGTTCGCTATTGTAATTAATCCACCACTCACCGCCTCAAATCCATACTGACTACATACACCACTTGAACCAGCAGCGTGTATTCTACCTCCTGCATTTGCTCTAAAACCTATATCACAATTTATAAATTGTAAATCTTTATAATATCCACTGGCGTAGGAATCACAAGCCATGCCAACAATTGTAGTAGCACTACCAGAAGCATTATCACTACCATATATCTTTAAACTATATGCATTAAGGCAGGAACTTTCTTGTCCAACTAGACTAGCCGTTCTGCTGGCAACTGCACAACCTGTACTTGGATGAATTACACCAGTCTTTGCAGTTTCATATTTCATATAACCTCCATATACATACACTTTAATACTACTCATGTAACTTCTTACATACCCATATACGGTATTGCCATCTAAATATAAATTAATTCTACCACTGGAAAAATATCTAATGTCTATATTTTCATAGACATCTTCTTGTATCCATATATCTACTACTTTTCCATTTAGGAATTTAGGTAAGGCTTCTAATGCCCCGGTTACTGTGGCAAAAGATACACCGTCATATAATTCATTATCATCGCTACCACCGCTATTAATTGATATTTGTATGTCGTCCTCCAATGTACTTGGGTATTGGGCACTGTTAATTTTGTTCGCAGTTATAACGTCTGCTGTAAGTTCTCCTTCCACTGAGAAACTATCTCCAACAACTTCACTACCTTTTATCTGAGCACCAACTATATTACCTTCACTGTCTACACTAAAGGTATTACTTTCATTTTTAAAAGTACTACCTATTATAGTTGCCCCTTGAATAGTACCATTACTCAATATACCACCTAACATTGTAATTCCATCACTTTCAAGTTTAAATATATCTGTTCCTTTACACTTCAAATAAAATCCAGTAGGTGACATATGAGTATAACTATTATCATCAATACTAGTATGTAATACTTTAATACCACTTGCGTTCTGTTGTATTATACCCATATCAAAACCATCTGTAAATTTTGCAGTAAGGCTGTTTGCAGTCTGTTCTACCTTAGATACATCATTTCTTACAGTTCCTAATGAGTCATTAGTGGCATAAGTATTACTCACTGTTGTTTTGAACCCATCTAATGATTGCTCAAGTTGTGATGTCTTAGTATATACTTGCTCTAAAGTAGGTGTAGTGTACTTAGTTTCAGTTGGATTTTCAAAGTCTAGTTTAAAACGTAGCCAATACCAATATCCCTTCTCAGCAGTAGGCATTGTTGTTGTCCATTCTCCACCAGTTTGTGTTGTGTTACTAGTTGATTTATACCATTGTGGTGTACTGTTTACAAGGGATTGACCTTTTTCCCCTGGGTCACCTTTTCCGCCAGGTGTACCTGGTATACCTTGTTCGCCTTGTTGACCTCTATCACCTTTATCTCCTTTATCGCCTTTAAACTTGCTCCATGTATAATCAGTTTTATTAACGCTCTCAGTAGGTGTTGTTTTATTAATAGCGATACCTATATACATTGTAGTATCTTTTGGTGTGTCATATAATCCAGTACCATCTGCATTGTCGCTATATTTAATCCAAGTATAATAAGTTTCTCCCTTCTCACCTCTATCACCTTTTACACCAGTATCACCTTTATCTCCTTTGATTAGACTCCATGTATAATCAGTAGGCGTATTGCTCTCAGTAGATGTTTCCTTATTATAAGCGAACCCTATATAAGTTTTACCAGTTGGGTCATTACTAATACCAGTTCCATTAATATCATCTGCATATCTAATCCATGTATAATGAGTTACTCCGTCAGTTCCTGGTGTTCCTGGTACTCCTTGTAGACCTTGGTCACCCTTATCACCTTTTTCCCCTTTTATTTTACTCCATGTGTATGTAGTGACTGAGTTACTATCTTTGTCATTTGTATCAGTATAAACTCCTATATAAGCTCCAGGAGTTTCACCATTATTTGAGGTAAAAGTTTTACCTCCATCATCACTATATTTAATGTGTAGATAATAAGTTTTACCGTCTGTACCATTAGTTCCAGGTATACCTTGCTCACCCTGTTCACCTTCAAATCTACTCCAAGTATAAACAGTAGAATCTGCACTATCATTTGGGTCATAATTAACATAAGTACCTATATAAGTATTAGGAGTTTCACTCATTGGAATACCATTTGGATTAGCGCTGTATTTTATATGAAAATATGTTGTTTTACCGTCTTTTCCAGGTACACCTTGAACACCTTGTTCACCACGCTCACCCTGAATACCTTGTATCCCTTGAATACCTTGGTCGCCTTTTTCACCTTTAATATTACCACAATCTATCCAGTCATTCTTACTTGTTGACCAAGTATATAAAGTACCATTAACAGTATAACAATCACCGGCATTTCCTGTTGGATGAGCTTTTTTCAATTCTTCCAATGAAGGATATTTATCTAATATATTTACCCCTGTACCGTCTTCACCTTTCGCCCCTTGAATACACACTGGAGTGCTGTATGTTGTTGTGCCATTCACTTTACCATAGTTAATACGTTGCCAAATATATTTTCCCTCTTGCCATTGTGGAGTTGTTGTTGACCAACTACCTCCCTGCATTGAAGTGGCACTGGTTGATACATAATATTCAATAGAAACACTATTAAGAGTTGAGCCCATTGAGCTAATAGTTTGCTCATGTTTATCTACTGTATCTTTAACACTATTGAAAGCATTTTTTAGAGTAGTTGTAGTACCATTGTCTTCTATGGTAGTGTTAGTTATTAAAGTTTCAATTTTTCCATTAGCTATACCTATATTAGTTGTATTAGTGCTTACTTGTGTTTTTAATCCACTTATATCTCCAGTGGCAGTATTTATATTATCTACTTTAGTAGATAAGCTATTAAATAATACATCCAAAGTTTGGTCTTTATCATCAAATTTTATTTTACTAGATTTTAATGTATATCCACTTTCATTCATAGTACTGAATAAACTTGCTATATCAAGTTTACCTGCACTGATATTAGCATTATCGGCCACTTTAGCATTCACTATTAATCCATCTTTTATAGCATCACTGGATTGGATACCATTCTGATTAATAAGTTGTCCTTTTCCATCTGCTCCATATAATGTAAATGTAAAATCTCCCTTAGCATCTTTACCTATTTGAATACGTACATTGCCTGCCTTGTCCTTAAATTGCTGCAAATTACCTTGTAATAACATGGAGCCATCATCACTTTGAATACTTACATTATTAGTATTAATTATACCTGTATTAATTTTATTGGCACTAACAGTATCAATCATAGCGTCTTTTATTAGTGCATTCTCGATAGTTGTATTTTTAGATGTCAATAACAAGTTTTGTATATCTTTTATAGTCGCACTATTACCAATCAATACCCCAATATGTGCTAAATCAGCTTGTAGGTTTTTTATAGTGGCATTAACTGCATCTAAATTACCGACATCTAAATTATCAATTTTGGCATTAACGGCTGTAAAGTTATTTGTTGTAAGGTCTTTAAACTCACCTAAATCAGCTTTTACCTTTTGTGCCTCTAACTCAACTACTTTTAATTTTGGAACGCTTTCTCCGTCTAATAATAGATTACCTTCATCATCTATATATAGCCATGGAGCCTTTCCATCTTTTGTAAGTGTTTCTAATAGTTCTTGTAAGTTTTGAGGAATTTTCGTATCAGGGTCAGTTTCTAATACTTTAGTATCAGGGTCACCACATAAATCAGTTATTGTTTGTTTAGCAGTTTCCATATTGTTAGTGGCGTCTTGTAGTTCTGCACTCATTTCCTCTGTCATTTCTTCTGTACTTAATGCCTGCATTAATACACCAACAATTCTGTCCATAGCCTCGTTATAATCTTCACCAGCTTGTTGGATATCACCTATTTTAGCGTCCTCACATTTTTCGTCCTCTATACCTTCTATTTGCACTTCAATCCTGTCCTGGTCGTCCTCTACTGTGTCTGGCACTTCATAATATGTATCATCTTCTGTAGCATCATCACCAGAAGCAGCTACAGTAGCTACCTCCGGCTCTTCTGCAAATTCTTCTATATCCTCGTCAAGTGTTGGCCACACAATCATTTCCCCGTCATCATCATATATGGGTCTCTCCACATGTTCTTGTCCGTCACCAACCATATTAATCCCTCCTATCCAATCATAAATCTACCTACAAATAATATATTTTTACTTGCAAGGCTTTTTACTTTTACTTTTCTAAATACACCACTGGCTAAACCATTAGTGCACTCAAGTGCTACATAATCTCCGTCTTTATCTTTTTCTACTACTATGGCAGTATGTGATATAGCCATAAATTTACCATTATTCTTGTCATCAGAATCCATAAATATAATATCTCCAATAGCTAAATTTTTAAAAGTTTCCAAGTCAGCTACATCTACAACCCAGTTCTTTTGTACAAAATATTTTCCTATGTTAGCTTCACTCCTAATACTTGGTATAGCCCAGCTTATCTCACTATTCCTATTATTATTAGTTTTCTTCTCATTTCCATATGGTGATTTTTCATAAGTCCAACCTGTTAATACTAGATTAAGAAAAGTACTGTTATCAATTTGATACTTACCATTTACTTTCCATTTACTAATATTTTCGGCTGGATTTTCGAAGTCACACGCAGTTGTATTATTATAACTGAACTTACTATTATTATTGTAGTAACTATTCGCAATTTTAACTAAATCCGCAGAATATTTGAAAAGAGGTTGTGCATAATTACTACCTTTTTTCTTAGCTCCAACACTTCCCAAATATGCTTTATCACTAATAGTAGTATCAGGATTATAGTACACTGATACAATATAAGTAGTATTTGCTTTAGGTAATAATACTCCATTTTTACAATCTACACCTTCCAAATATACCGTGTCAGGTTGTATTAGCTTAAATCCTTTGGCAGTAGTAAATATAATACGAGCATAGTAACTATCATTATAATTAGTTGATGAAGTTGATGGCACTCTAAATTGTAATTTTGTTAGTGGTTTATTGTAAGTATATACACGTTGACTATCTAACATTTTATTACTTGTAGCACTGTTACTCTCCCATTCTGCTCCTTCTCCAAAGTATAATATCTTTTCCTTATATTTCTTGTAGTAAGTCTGAGTAGATGCTTCATCCTTCATTCTATACCCGTCTGTAGTAAGACTACTAAGCCAGTAATATCTATCAGTGGCATCACACATATCCTTTGGTTTTCTTAAGAATATTACGTATTTTGTTTTATTGCAGTAATCCAACATCATATTATTAAGTGAGTCTATTGCCTCGTTCATTTGTTCGTAGTTACCTGATTGCGAACTTCTTAAACGTGCCTCCTCGCATACAAATATAGGCTTTTTAGGGTATTTCTTCAATAGAGCTTTTATAAGCGATTGATAGTCTTCCACAACGTTATCCACATTATCTCCAAGTGCAGGAACTCCGAAAGCTAACATGACATGACTGACAGTCTTAGGATATGGTGTTTTATCAGTAACTCCATTGACAGTAATATTAGTAATAAGTTTTCCATTCTCTACAAAGTCTTTAGGAGCTGCACTGTTAAGTCCTTTAAATGTAACTTCATAAGTTAGCCCGTCATCATCATCTACAATGTCTTTTGGGGGTGTTGGCTTAGTAGCTGATTGGTTTTTAACTTTGGCTTCCCTGTCCGCCCTTGCCAGGTCCCAAGGTCTAAGTATTATCCCGTGTGTATACCAATGAGACATACTACCTCTTGAACTATATGTTATACTCATGTCTTCATATCTTATAGCTCTAGGCCATTTATAAGGCGCACTAGCATGAGCTATCATACGTTTACCATTTACTTTTCCGCAATATACTACTACGTGATGTGTGCCACCACTAGCATATTTAGAGGAACCTCCAGACTTTGATGCCCAACTAACGGTTACACTTGATGGAACTGTGGCATTACTTAGCATGATTAAGTCTCCAGGTAATAGTTCATTAATTGTTGTACTTGTTAGTTTCTTTAATGTATACCCACTGTATTTACAAGCACTTTTAACTAAAGTCCCATATGAACAGTTGGCTCCACCATATTTAGCAGTTACACTTCTAAGACCTGCATATAAATAAGCACATGAACTAAGAGAAGAACACACATAACAGTATGGATTTTTAATACCATTTATAGTTCCACTTACTTTATGTCTTTTACTATCATCATAAATACAAGATCCTGCATAATATGTAGCTTTTTTATACTTTTGATGTAACTCACAAATTTCCCTTGCTTTATTAACTATTTTCTTACGCACATTTTCTGCCACACCTTTTGTATTTGTAGTATTACCATCTATTTTCCATGTAGGAGCATTTTTAACACTTGCTGCTCTAGTTGTTGAATCCTCTGTAGATACGGCAGTAGCTTCTGCACTTTTATTTGTTGTACCTGGTTTTATTGCTCCATAACCTTTTTTCTTACCTTTACTATCAATACAGTATGGCAATTGACCGTCTACTACTTTGTACCATCTTAAATAACATTCTATATTAGTAGGAGTACCCCATCCAGTAACTTGTTTATATTTTTGTCTATAATTTTTCCAAGGTGCTTGCATTGTGTCTATTACTTCCCAGTATTTCTTTTTAACTGCTGCGGATTGTTTGTATAGTAAGGCACTTTTTCCATTATTAGTTACAACTATATTAAGTTTGTATCTATCCTTTATGTAGTGCATAACCACCCATTGGAATCCACCTATACCAAAGTTATAACCACACAAAGCAGCAAATATATTAAAATGGTAGTCTTCAAGTCTAGCTCTCATTTCGTTACAACCAACCATTATTTGATTACATATAGCTTTATCCACGGTTACACCGTTTATTCTTTTAGTGCCACAAGATTTAGGTTTCATATTAGAATAACTTGGTGTAAAGTATTCAACTTTGCCATCTAAATATTTAATTTTCATTTTCTTATTAAAATAAGTACCTCTCTCACATTGCATAAGTCCGTACGCACCCGCTGGGTCTTTTGTAGCATCGTATGGGTCGGCACTAGATTCTGCATATATCATTGCGTAAACTAGTTGTGGGTCAAGTCCAAATTTCTTACTATAATACTCAACTGGGGCATATATTTTCCAGTGGTTGGATTTGCTACGCATATTTCTAACATCACTATATTTATCACTCCACTTACCAAGTCCAAAGCCGGCATAATAATCTACGGCTGCTTTGTATTGTTTTGCAGTTTTACTACTATCTTCTTTTTTATCAGGTTGTGGTTGAGTAGTAGGTGTTTTACCTTTTATTTCTCCACATTTGTATTTTATACAGTCATGAATTCTACTATCTCCTATCCATAATCCATTGTCTATTTTCTTTATATTTATTGCTCTATAATCTTCTGTGTCATCACTTATGTTGGTTGTATCATCACCAGGTTTGACTGGGTCAGGTACTACTTTATCTGTATATTGCTTAATAAGTTTGTCTATTAATTTTTTATCTACGCCTAGTTGGTTAAGGTAATTTCTAATAGCAAGTAAATCACTAGCTGTTAATTTACCATGTTTCTTAATTATATCCACAACATCCTTAACTATATCGTCTTTATTAAGAGACTTCATTTTACTACGTATTTGTTTGTAATTTCCTAAAGTTACACTGTTCTTAGTTCTATCTGTAAAACTAATTTCAAATTTTGTAATACGTGCCTCTAATTGAATTGGTGGGTTGAATTTTCTACTCACAACATAGTTAGTATCACCGACATCAATCTCCTCATAATCTCTTTCATTCATATATATAGGAATTTCATAACTAAATTTAGTCTTGTTTAATTCCTTTAATTTGACATACCCTTCGTGTATTAATGTGTATATATCATCAGCATCACTTTTGTATTTCATTAATACGTATTTGCCACCATTATTAAGCATTTCATGTGCTTTCTCATCGAAAATGTAGTTCTGACCAAGGGGTTTATCCGTTGGATCTCCTTGTTCTTTTTCCCATTTTACATCACTAATAGTTATACCATTTTTTCCTACTGGAATAATACCGCTACAAAAGTTTGTAATATCACCAGTACGTTTCATGGCATAACTATTTCTATCACTCTCAAATCTTTTATATCTCTTTGAGCCACGCTCGCCGTTGGCAAAACAGTCTACATAAAATTCAAATTTACCACGTTTTATATCCACTGGAACTGTTCTAAATTGCCACTCACACTCGTATAAAATTGAAGTAGCATTCTGTATTACTGAATATACACTAGTAACCTCTGTAGCTTCTACCCTAAAGGCTTCCTGGTCTAATGAAGGGCTTACATAACCTACCTTGTAATTAGTATCCATTAATATAGTTTCCAATAGTTTTGTTGCATTCCCGTCTGCCACAAATTTATCTACATAACTATTGTATAATTCAATTCCTATAAACTCCGCATAAACTGTAATAGTTACGTCGTCTATATGTTCAATACTAGTTGTTTTCTTAATTTGCATCAATTTGAAATTATCTTGCCAATAAAATCCAATGTAATTACCTTCTAAAAATATTGGTTGATCTTGATAACTTACTTTAAAGGAGACCGTATAAGTTTCAGCCCCCGTTAAAAGTTCACTGGTATATGTATCATCGTATACTTTTATACTAATTGTATTTATGGTATTTATAATTTTTATCAGTTTTTTCGTGTTGTCTAAAATATATAAGTTTTTATTCATACATATACCTCCTTACTCACTAGTTAAATTTAAATTCTCTGGAGGAGTACTTCTATCCTCATCTACTACTCCTAACCATTTTTCTCTTATTAATACGCCTAGACTTGCAGATGTATCATCACTGACTACCTGTAATGTTGTTTCACCTTCATTGACCCTAAAGTATGAACTACCAATATCTACTAAATCATTTCTTAATTCATTATTAACATAACAATCACCATTTTCAAAATCTAAATCCACTTTATCGCCTGCTTTAAAGTATTTTATATTAGAAATTTCTTCGCTCTCAGGATTAAGTTCATATACTTTTATATCACTAATACCAACTCCGCAAGCATTTTCTAATTTATCGGCCATTGTTCCTATATATATTGCTAAGTAACTTAATGGTTCGGTAGAGTATTCGCTACTACGTTTGTTATTAGCTGATACAGATTGTGTAAATGTCCCATCATCATTCTTTTGTACTTGAGCACTATATACATAATATTGTCCTGTCTTTTTTCGTGTTAATGTAAAATATGCATTGGCATCATTCCAACTACCATACTGACCACTCATATAATGATTAGTAACAGTTTTACCGTCTGCATCAACTGTTTTGTCTGTCTTTTCCTTTGGATTATCATTACTTGTGATTAATATGGATTTTTTACTTACACTTACCTCAGCTTGGTTATATTCAAAATATGGGTTAATGTCACCTAAATATAATCTAAATATTTGAGTACCATTTATATCGAAGCCATATACCTCAGCTATTCCTGTCTTATGGTCTGCGTATGCAGGGTCATTTGTGTAATCTACACTCGTATCCATACCTGCTGCTCCTTTAAGGTTATCTACATTTATATATCCATAATGATTTTTACCATTTTTATCTTTCCAAGGTTTATAAATTCTATAAAATTTTACTGTTTGTTTACTGTTATTAGAATCTGTATATGTGTATGTATACGTTCTTTGTATTATTCTAAGTACAGTACCATAAGGTATAGTACATTCCACTTTACTACCTAGGTCAGGCTTTGTATATACAACACAACTAGCTCCTGTTAGTGTTTTACTTGGTGTAAGCCACATATTAGCTACTGTAAATTCTTGCACAGTACTCTTTGAATTATCTTTTATTTTCTGAGTTAGGTATTTAGCGTATACATAATATGTCTTTGTTTTGTATTTTATCTTTGCCCATCCATTTTGTATAGTAACCTCTGTTAATTTTGTTCCCTTTGGGATAATCCCCTTAGATGTGTAATTAGTTCCCGGTCCGGTTCTGTAATTAAGTCCATTGGCATTTACTTCGTAATATTTAGTCTTAGTACCAGAAACTACAGTTTCTTTTACTTTTTCTTGTTCACTAAGAAAGTTATTTGGATCACCATTTTTACCACTTGACCTACACTGCATTCTCACCATTACTTTAAAGTCATCTATGTTCTTACTTAATGCGATACGGGCACAGGCACCCTTTATTTTTTCTGAGCTATTACCTAATTCACTAAGTATAAAACTTTCACCTCCAGATGATATAGTAAAAGAACCATCTGTGCCACGACCTGCATTAATATTAGCTCCGCTCTGAATTAAAGTTCCTACACTTGTACATGGGTCATGTAGTATTAATGTTTGTTCACTCTTTGTTGTGCTTAATTGTAGTTGTGGATAATCACCTACTAATATTTTTTCTCCAGTTTTATTATTTTGTACCTGTGCAAAATGTGCATCTGCTCCAAAGCCTATACTTACATATGGTAGAGTTGCTAATTCACCATTGTTCTCAACTACTACAGTCTGTTGTCCATCCTCAGCATTGTAGGCATGTACATTATCACTATAACTATATGGTGTATGACATATTAGTTCAATGTCAGCATACCCACTCATACTATTCTTTTTCTTTACTTTTAGTGCACCTTTCAGCATTCCATATATAGTGATATTCTCACAGAATTTTATTGGTACTTCTTGTTTAGTATTTAGTATATCATGTAAACATTGTACACGAGTTTTATAATCATCCTCAGTAGATCCTATTACTGCAAGTGATATAGGAATAGAGATGGAGTCATATTTTGCTCCATCAAATATTTCTCCATCTCTACTAGATACATTTATAGTATCAATAGACTTCTCTGGTATATATGGTTTTTCTATACTAGTTACTATTGCTAAATCATTTATCTGATTGCCATTAAAATTAAAATAATTATACATAATCTCTCTCGCCTCTAAATCTTTCTTTTTGGTCATTGTAGTAGTCATTGGTTTCTTGTACTGACTTAGCCACCTTTTGTCCCACCACTACTTTGTCCATAAGTATTGGAGTATTAGTATCTTGTAACGCCTTTTTATATTCTTTTCCCATTTCTTTATAGTCGAATTCTTGTTTACTATCTTGCATTGCTTGTGCCATACCTTTTATAGCATAAAGTAAATTACTATCAACTGTGTTTTCACTATTTATATTAATACCAGCTGTACTCATATTAACTTTACCCAAGAATTTATTTGTGTCTATAGTAGTTACTAAGTCTTTGGCATAATCCTTAATAGCTTGTATAGTTTTACCTGCATTCGCCTCAATACCGACAGTTACACCGGCAGGAATCATTTTCCCTACCATGTCTCTAAATACTGTTGATGGGGAATGTATACCCAAAGCATCTTTTGCAGCATTTAAGGCTCTACTTGCTATATTTTGCATTGTGCTAAATAAATTACCAGCCGCATTAGTAATACCAGTAATAATACCGTGTATGATATTACTTCCTATACTCACCATTCTTCCAGGTAAACTACTAATACCGTTTATAATATTATCTTTGAATCTTTGTGCAGCTTCTCTACCCTTTTGAGCAAAATTTGCGGCAAAAGATATTACTCTTGAAATTGTTGATACTAGGAATGACCATACGCGACCTGGTAATTGTTGAATGAATGTACTTACACCATTTAAGAATCTACTACCAGCTTGTTGAGCTCTACTTGCCATTTGAACTACCCAACTTCCAACCCTACTAATAGTAGTTGTTAACCATGTCCATATACGACCCGGTAATTGTTGGATGAATGTAATTACATTTTGTACAAATTTAGAACCTGCTTCATATGCCTTTTGTCCCATTTGTGCTACCCAAAGTACCGCATATGATACCGCAAAACATAACCAATACCATATAGTTGATGGTAAATTACTAAACCATGTTCCTATATTACTTATCATTTGTGGAACAGTTTGAGTGAAGAAGTTTTGTAGTCCTTGTAAGGCATTACTGGCCACAGTTTTTATGTTCTCCCATAGATTAATCCAAAATTCTTTAAAACCATCAATATTATTCCATGCCCATATAAATCCAGCTACAAGTGCTGCAATAGCTGCTATGACCAATACAATAGGATTAGCCATTAATACTGCCCATAAGGAACTTAATGCTCCACCAACAGTACTAACTACTCCTTGAATTATTCCAAATACTGAAGGTAAACCTGACAATACTCCACGTAGTAGACCAAATCCAGATCTTAGTATCCCAATAGTTTCTTTCATTTTAACCCATGCTTGTATCATTTTCCCTATGATTAATAATGTTGGACCGATTGTTGCTGCTAATAATGCTAAAGTTACTATTACTTGCTTAACTGGTGCAGGTAAATTTTTAATTGCTAGTAATAATTTAGTTAATAGACCTACTAATAATGAGAGTGGTCCAGTAGAGTCTCCTAAGCTAAGCTGCAATGCTTCCCAAGCACTGCTCAAAGTCTTTAATGCACCTGATAAATTTTGATTCATCATATTAGACATCTTTTCAGCTGTGCCATTGCTATTTTCTAATTTCTTTGTGAATTCTTCTATACTGTCTGCGCCTGTATTACATAAAATCCCCATACCTTTTATAGAGTCTGCCGTAAATGTTGTCATTAGTGCAGCAGTCTTTTGGGCATCTCCCATACCTTCTGTTGCTTTATCTACATCCGCTATAATATCAGTCATTTCTCTAAAGTTTCCATTAGCATCTTGTACTTGTACCTTTGTATTGCCTATTTGTATTGCACCATTTTTCATCTTTTGTGTCATATCTCTAATAATCGCATTCAGTGCAGTACCACCTTCACTACCCTTTAGACCAGCATCTGCAAATTTACTAAGTATTGCAGTAGTTTCTTCCAAACTCATACCCGCATTATGTGCATTGACTGCACAATTCTTAAATGCTTCTCCTAGCATTTCAGTTGTTGTATTCGAGTTAGCTTGTGCATAAGATAGTACGTCTGCCATACGACCCGCTTGGTCAGCCTCTAATCCAAAAGCTGTTAAGTAATCCATTTGTTATTAACGTGGAGCTTTTTATCTATTAATAGTAGGTCAATTCCTACATCCACCTCTGGGAGTTTCCTCCATTTTCATCAACTAGTCAATTCTAGTTCAGTTTGGCATATATTTTCACCCTCGTTTAACGTTAGGTTTTCAGATTATCCTATATATAATCGTGTTAAGGGCTCTTGGGAACATTATATTCTATACTTTTCCATAAGAAAAAGCATAGGTTCAGTTCCTATGCTCTACAATGATTAAGGCATTTTAACTCCTTAATTTATCACGGTATTAGTTTATTATTTAAAAATATATCAATTTGTTTTTTATTATTATTTTTGTTTCCAAATTCCTTATGAAATTCTTTATGACATTCAACACAAAGTGTTATTCCGTTATTTATATCCGTTCTAAGTTCTTCTTTTTCTGAATAATTTTCTATATGATGTGCTGCTAAATGTTCCTTTTTATTACACTTTTGGCAAGTATAATTATCTCTTTCTAATACTTTTCTTTTCCATGTATTATAGCCTTCTATTATTCTATGTTCTATTCTGTACTCTTCAGAAAGATCAGGTTTATAATTAGGATTATTTTCTTTTAAAAGAATATATTTTTGATGTTCAGCTTTGCATTTTTGAGAACAATATTGATGAATATTATTTTTTATATCCCATTCTGCTCTATTAAACTCTTTCCCACAATATTCACATTTAATCTTAAATGTTTTCCCTTTGAAGTTTGGATTAGATATTCCTTTTAATAGTTGTTTTTGATGTAAACTTTTACAAGTAGTATTGCAATAAAAATTTTTTTTAATGGAACCATCACTATTTTTTAAGTTACAATCTAAAACTTTTATTTTCTCCCCACAATAACTACATGATATTATACTGTTTGCACCTTTATAATTAGGGTTATTTCCCCCTGTATTGAAAATTCTCATTCCTTTAGCTTTACATTTGTCTGAACAATAGTTATGTTTATTTCTATTTATTTCTGATTTTGTTCTTTCTAATTCTTTCCCGCAAATTTCACACTTTACGGATATTTTTTTATATATTCTTTTATTAGAACACTCTCTTGAACAGCATATTTGTGACTTTTTGCCTTTAAATTTTTTATTACAAACTGGACATATTTTTTCCAATAATATCACCTCTTAATATACTATATAGTTATATTATATCATAATAATATAGCATTTTCAAAGGTTACGATATCACATAACTTAACCTTTACCGTTTTCCCTTAATGCTTTATGCTATGAATTTCTTCATAACCGACCAATTACTTTTAGTCACCAAGTCAGATGCTTGTGCTAAATCCATTCCAGATGCTGCCGCTAGATTTAATACCCCTGGTAAACCCGCTGCAGATTGTTGCGCATCCCAACCAGCTAATGCCATATATCCTAAAGCATCTGCTGCTTCCGTAGCACTATAAATCGTGTTTTGACCCATTTCTTTAGCAGTATCTTCTAATAATTGTAAATCACTACCAGTAGCACCAGATAATGCTTGAACTTTTGACATAGCTTGTTCGAATTGCATTTGTGTTTTTACTACGCTAGCACCTAATGCCATTACCGGCGCTGTTATACTGGCAGTAAGCCCTGCACCTACAGTTGATAGTGATTTACCAAAAGAACTCAATCCTTCAAATTGTGTCTGTGTATCTTTAACTTTTGCAACCGCTTCATTTAGCTTGCTATTAAAATCATTCATCTCTAGTTTTAAATGTGCAACTATACTACCTAAATCTACTCCTGCCATAGCCTCACCTCCTTTTATGTAATAAAAAACTGTAAGACTTTTATAATCTTACAGTTACTAATTCATTAATAAATCTAATCCTGGATTATGATGCTTGCTTTCTTGTATATCTTCTATAAACGTAGGCTTTTCACTCTTTCCATCCTTATTTGGTTGCATTCTATTATAAAGATATGTACATGCTTCATCTATACAGTATCGCGCATATATGTCATCGTCTTCTATGCCTAGTATATCACTAGGGCGACATCCGAAAGTTTTGGCAGTACTAATAACATTTATTATTTTCCTACTTTTGAATAAAGGGTATAACTGCATTAACAGTTCCCGTTGATTCACTCATTATTTGCATCTTTTGAGCGTCAGTCATAAACATTTTTATATCATCAAATAATGGTTCTACCATACAATCTCTACAGATAGTATCTATCATTTCCATTACCATTTTAAGTTCATCTGGATTCATATCAGATGTATCAACTTTTCCCTTTGATTTTTTATTACCTTTACTAATAAATAAATCATCTACTGTTTGTAATAGATTATTAGGAAGTTTTCCCACTGCTATCATTCCTAACATACTCGCAGGTTTTATTCTTACTTCGATTTTTTCGTTTGGTTCAAATCCATCTATTTTTATAATTCTTGTAGCTTTATTTTTAAAAGCTTCAGCACTTATAACACTCATTTATATTCCTCCTAACAGTTTTCTAAACTACTGGATCAGTTGGTACTTCCTCAACGAAAGTTATTTCTTTTATTGGAAGACTAGCTTTTGTATTTTCTCTTGCTTTTATCTTAAATTCAGGTGCGTAATATCCGTCGCCAACTTCCATATCTGGGAATTTTCCATAGCATTTATTAAGAGTAATTTTTACATAATTTACTATGGAGTCTCCTGAATAGTTTGCAACATATATATCGCATTTAAATGGTTTCCCTGTAAATCCTTCTGTCATCATTGGAGTAGACCATTTTTCTTCCTTGCCAGAACCAGTAACTTTATAACCTGCAACTAATTCAGCTGCTTTGGCGTCAAAAGTATTATCAGTTAAAGTCATATCATATCCGTAGATTAAATCATTAGTTCTTACAACTGCGAGTATTTGTTCTGGACTTCTTAATATATCTTCATCGCCTTCGCTTAACACAGCTTCTAGTTCTGCTTTTTGTGCAGTTTTAATGTGAGTTACTATCCCACTACTTTTAGCAGCTCCAGTTGACTCATCAAGTTCAGTCAGTACAACTTTCTTGATATTGTATAATATTGCCATTCGTTTCAATCCTCCTTTAATAAACATAAGTACTCGGTGTTTTGCATGATACCGTTGATATGTAGCAATGCAAATTTTCATCCCAGTACTCTTGCTTTAATTCATGTATTACTTCAATGTCATTTTCAGTTAACATTCTTATAACTTTTTTTCTTAATTCATCTAACTTAATTGGACTATTAGGACAATAAATATATATAATCCATATGTCCCATCCGGCCAAATCATTATTCATGCTAGTTAACACACTATTTTGTTTTAATACTAAAGTATCTTCTGATATTTTGCTTTTAACTTGTTGTGTTATATCGACTTTACATATTTCACTTAGCATTTCATATATTTTAATACGGTTCACATACATTCACCGCCTATAATCTCAGTGCTAATAACATACTTTTAAATGTTTCAATTTGGCTATCTCTAGCTTCTTCTAATATTTTGTATTTACCTTCAAAAGCTCTTCTAGTCTCAAGCCATATACCATAGTCAACACCATGAGTAATAGATATATCAAGTGTTGTTCCTTCCCATTTAGCGTCTGCAGTAATCCCGGCTGTTGCGCTACCAGTTCTATCAATCCATTTATGATTAGATTGAGCATATTCTTTCATTTGAGAAGCTACGGTATTGCCTATGGTAGTTATTCCTGCCTTAGTTCTTTGGTCCATATTTCTTAGGTTGTTTATTACTTCACTAGCATCTATAGTAATATCACTCATTTAACTCAATCCTTTCAATCGGTATTTCATATAATAAATTGTAGTGTACTATGTCTAAGAAAATCCCAACTCTATAATAAATCCCATCAATTTCAAGATAATCATCTTCTTGTATAAGAATATCTTTCTCGTAAGGCATGTATAAAGTTGCTGAGGCATCTAACTCTACAATTCCTTGTCTCTCGTTAGTTTTGGTTGGTAAACGTGAGCTACTAGCATTGTCTATAATTCCTTTTATTGTACCTATATATGCCATATTCTCATTTAAATTTTTACATCCGTATTCGTCCTCGCTATAAATATCCCTGTATACTTTTATCTCTGTGCCATATTGATTGATAACTGCATCGACTTTTGATTTTATAGCATTAATATTCATCTGCTCTACCTACACACTTCCCTGTTAAAGATTTAGATATAGTTGAAGCGCCACTGGGATTTGCCATCCATTTTTTATAAAACATTTGAGCTAAATTTTGCCACATTTGAGAATTATTTTTTATGCTGATTGGTCCAACTGTAATATCTTGAGCATCTGCTTTCATCATGCAAGCAACATAGCATAATTCATTCATATCATCATATAAATTGCACATAGCTTCTAATTGATCATCTGAGAAATACGGATAATTTTCTTCTTGTAAAAATATTTTCGCTTGTTCTACATTTAACATTAAAATTCCTCCTTACGTTAAAATACCCCTAGGAATAGAAGTCTCTAAACCTAGAGGTTATATAAAAGGAATATAAATGAGCTAAATTATATTATATCTCCTGTACTGCCACCTGTTTTGGCTGCACTTATATCTGCAACTGCACAATAATCAATTGTTTCAAATGAAGGTATCATCACAGAAGATACAATTGTAACTACATTCACAGGGTGTTTTTCTTTATAAGTAGTTATTGCAGTTCCTGTGTTTACTATTGATACTTGAGCATCTGAGCCTGTCATAAGGTCTGACTCTTCAGGAGTTGTTCCATACCAAGTTGAGCCTAAAGGACCAGATGGCATTATTGCAACTTTATTATCTGGTATTAATGATACTGGAGAAGTAGATGCTAATCCTGTTGAGTTGTCTAAATTTGCAACTTTTTTAGAATATATAAATATAGAGCATCCAGTCACATCTTCTACGAATGCTTTCAATTGAGCTTCAGATACAAAATAATTAGTATTGTTATCGTTTGGATACATCATTAAATGAATTTTTTTACTTCCATATAATTTTAAGAAAGTATTTCTGTTCATTACAAGTCTAGTTGGTCTAGTACCTGTTTTAGTTTCCATATAATCGCACCAAGCTATTATATCCTTAACTGGATCAGCTGTATCATTTCCCCATCCAGCAGTTCCTTGTCTTGGCTTAAAACTATTAGCTTGGCCATAATCATATATATATTTTGCTCTACCGTCAGCAGAAGTAACATCTATTTTACCGGATGTTAATAATTGCATTCTCATTATTTCAGCTCGAGCTCTAACTCCTTCAACTAATCTAGCTGTTTCATTGAAAATATTTCTTATAAGAGGTAAAGCCAATTGAGATTGTGGATTATTTAATAAAAGATTTATTTGTTGTCTATCTTTTTCACCAATTCTCATTGCTTCTCTAAAGAATGCCATTTCAGTGGCAACTCTGTCAAATCCTTCTTTTTCTCTCATTCTTGCTTTTGCATCATAGTTAGAAGGTTGTATTGCTACTGGCAATCCATTTGCCCCTTTTAACCAACTTATATCTGTTCCTAATTGCTTTTGCGCCGGGAATAAAGTTTCACCAAAGTATGGTATTTTATTTTCTGGTTTTTCAGTTACAAAAGCGGCTATTTCTTTTGCGTTTATAAAATCAAATAAATTAATATTCATATTCTTTGCCTCCTTTGAATTATTGTGCTATTACATGAATTAATGGTGCATCTAAGTTAGCTGCATCTTTTAGTCTATCTTTTCTAACGAATCCATGAACAAGTACTGTTACATTTACATAGTCATCAGTATTTTCAGTATAATCATCTAATCTTACTGTATTGAATACTATTGCGTTTCCTGTAGCTTTAGTTGAGCTTGCTGCAGCAGCGGATTTAGTAACAGTTCCATCATCTGCAAGTGCTACCACTTGTCCAGCTAATAATGCTTTATTTCCTGCTGGGTCAGTAGTAGTAAATGTTTTTAATACTGAATATTCTATTTTAGCAGTTACATTAACATAATGGTCAGGAAATGCTAAAAAAGTTTTTTCAGGTGCTAATATTTTTGTAGTATTTAATTTTGGCATGTTATTTTCCTCCTATTTTTTAAAGTAATAATCGCTATCTATTTGTTCATCTGAATTTGGTTTGTTTTGTTTCGATAGCATTTTTCCAAAATCTCCTTCATTTGTTGTCTTAGAACCAAATAGATTTAAATTACTTGGTTTTCCTGGTGATCCAGTTCCAAAAAAATTAAATCCACCTTTATTTTGTTGTTCTTCAATTTCAAATAAATAAGATTTTTCTTTTTTAAGGCTTTCTACTTGCTCTTTAATTCCAGTAACTTCACCGTTGGTACCTACAGTTATTTTACTTTTATCTAAAAAAGCTAGTATATCTTTACCTGTATTGTCCTTAGCTTTAAATTCTAAGGCCATATCTTTTACGGCATTATTTAATTGCATTTCCTTAACAGTCTTATCATAATTTGCTATTGAATCTTCTAAGACTTTTATCTTTTCAGAAGCTCCTTCTGTGCCTTTTAATTCATCTTTAAGTGTCCCTATTTGTGTATTTAGTTCTTTTATTTTATCATTGGAGTTTTTAAGCTCCGATATCTTAGAATCTAATCTAGTTTTAGGTACATATATATTTTCTTTACCATCATCAACGAAAATTTTACACCCAGCTTCTTTTAAAGCATCATTTATTTTATTCTCTATTTCAGTAGCATTATCTAATCCTGCTAAGAAATCTTTTAATTGTTTTGCCATATTAAATCCTCCTTTTACATCCTGGTGGATGATATATCAATGTTTTTACTAAAGCATAGAAAAAGTATTTTTATCATACAAGGTTATGAAGTAACCAGGAACTTAAGCCTTTTTACGCCATGCCTAGGGCATAAAAAAAGATAACCCGAAGGCTATCCTGTTATTTATTTCAAAATATAAATTTAAGCTTCCATTAAAGCTTTTGTATTAGTTTGTTGAATGAATGTTTTTATTTGATTATAATCCCAACCACAATCCACTAATCCACTTACTAAGCATTCCATTGATTGAACTGCTTTTAATTCTTCTGAACTAAAATAATCTCTCGGATTAGCTTTTTTATCTATTCCATATTCTTCTCTTAGTTGTTTAGCATTTTTATTAAATATTACTTTGTAAATACAGTTTGTATAAGTTGAATATGCATGTCCATGCATTCTTTCATTTTCATTTGATTGTTGGATTGATTTTGTTAATGCTTGTCGTACCGCTATGCCCTTTTGTCTTTCAACTAATTTTTCTTTTAGTTGTTTTTCCATAGCATTGAATTGTTTTATGTAAGCTAACTTAAATTGCATTGCTTTTTCTGTTGTATATCCCATAGCTAATAATGTAAAACCATCTCTATTCATATAATACATAGGTAACTTTTTACCATTTTTAGCTTTATAATTACTTTCAAAGAACAAACCCGAAAATTCGGGGCTACTAATTTTGTCTTCTATTGTTCTTATGTCTTCAAGAACATGGTAGTGTTCTTTTTCAAAAGTTTCTGCTACATCTAAGCTGCTTACAACAGTTACTTCTTCTTTATTTAATTTTTGTACTTCTACTAACATTAACATCAATCCTTTCCGTTGATTTATTATTTTTAGAAGGCGGGTAATTATCCCGCAAGTTCTCTATATTCATATTATTTCCAATTTATGGATTTTAAATTAATGAAAGATAATAAAAAAAGAAGCTAAATAGCTTCATATCTTGTTCATTCATATTATTTAATCTCCTCATATTTCTTTTCAAATACATCAGGTTTACATGGATAATATTCTCCTCTTAATCCTCTAATAATATAATCACCTTGAGTCGCTTTCATAAGTCCTTCTAGAGTTTCTATTAATAAATAGTTTCCATCAGATTGAGGTCTGTTTATCCTATACACCAAGTCATGACATAATTGTGCTTTTCCTTCTGTAAATTCAATAACTTCATCTATTGATGCGTTTGTAAATTGAATAGCTTCTATTTCACAAGGTTTTGTTTTGTATCTTGCCATAATTCTTCCTTATTTATCAATTCTTACAAAGAAATTTTCCTTTAAAGGCTTACAGGTTTCTAAATATTGTTCCCTTATGTTTCTATCTATTCTAGTATCCTCTAGCATAAAAATAAATGAAGCTATTATATCTTTAATTTCATCCATTTCAGTCATTTTAACTTTTATTGTCATTGTATTTGTTGGTTTCTCTATCATATTTCCTCCCTATAAATCTTCATACAATATATCCATAGTTCCACTGTTTTCTTCTCCTCTAATCCATTTACCTATGTCTTCTGCCATTTGAATATTAGATACTTCTTTTCCATTTATACAGAATATATTTTCAAGATGACATAATCCATTAGGATGGTCAAAAGGGCAATCTTCTACATCAAATATTTTCCCATCTCTATCCTCACATTGTTGACAAGTTCTTCCCGCTTGATGGACACTATGCCATTTTAACTTTCGGGCATATGGATTTACTTTGTTTGCATTCTTTTGAGTTAATTGTGCTTGATGATTAAGTGTAGTTCTTGCAAGTCTTAATGCTTCATAATCTATGCCACCAGCTCCATACCTATTAGCATAAGCACTACCTAACTTTTCTTTTATCTTAGCTTTATCCCAAGTCTTATGGCCTTGTTTAGCAAATTGAGTTAAATTTTTAGCTATTTCAGTAGCTCCTTTTCCCTCAGCTATCATGCTTGTAATAGCTTCTTCTATCTTATCACCACTTCTGCTAACACTTTTCCATAGTCTTTTGCTAAGTCCTTGGCCATCTTTATATATTTGCCCTTTAATCATTTGCTCTATTACTTGTCTATTAACTATATTGACATTTTTCTTGATTTCTTTGTATAGGTCTGTGTCTTTATAATAGTCTACATCTTTCGTTAAAATATCAACATGTGCATTAAGAATATTATCAGTAACTTTCATATTGTATTCTTTAATAATTTTTAGAATTTCATTATGTAATTGTTTGCAGTATGCTGTTCTTGCTATTTGAGTTGCATTTTTCTTATGTGAATTAGCTTTATATTGCTTCAACATACTATCAAAAGCTTTATTATATGCTTTAAGTATTGCTTGTTGCTCTTGCTTATTAAGTTTTAATTTGTTTCTTTTTAGGTAATTATTTAAATCGTTTAAATATCTATTCATATTAACCACCCAAATATTTTTCTTTAAGTTTTTTACCTCTTATGCAATTCTTAGTTTTTATAATATGATAATCTCTTATAGCTTCTTTATCGTTTACATCGCTAATCATCTTATTTCTTAGCTCTATAGCTTTAAGCATACCTTCTCTAAGCTTTTCATCTGTTACATTCACAATGTATTCTTTATAACATTCAGGACATTTAAAATAAGTTATTTGCATATTATCTTTTTCTTTTGTGTGAAGCTTTATTGTGAATTTTCTATTGCATTTGTCACAAATTGCTTTATTCATTGCCTTCACCGCCAGCATTAAAATCATCTAATCCACTAGAACTATTAAGTGTCATATTAAGTTTATCTTGTTCATTCAAGATTTCTTCAAATTCTTTATCTGCTTCTTGTGCTTCTCCAAAGTCTCTAATATATGATTGATGAGAACGTACATTAGCTTCAACTTCTTTCATAGCTAATTCTTTTGTTTCTGTTTCATCATCAGGTATTGGATAATTGTGATAAAATTCTAATGATGTATTTAGGTTTAAATCTTCAATATCTTTAACATCTCTATAAAGATTTCCTTTGTTGACAGTTTCAATTATTATATCTATTAACCATCTAAATGCATCATCCCATTCTTGCCATTTTTCTTCACATCTTCCTATTAAATCATCATTTAACATTCTAAGTGCTTTACCGCTTGCTACATTAACTAATGACTCTGGCAAAGGTTGGTCCATCAACTCGTACATATCCTTTTTTAGCCCAGTTAAATAACTATCGGCTGCAGTTTGAAAGTTAAATGCAGAAGTTAATTTGCCATATGTAGGAGTAGGAATATTCCCATCTATTGTTAAGCTTTGGTCTCCTTTTAAATCAATTATTGAACCAGGTGCTATTTTAATACCAGCAATAGAATTAGGATCTGCATTTACAAATACATCTTGTTCAAACATTTTAAATTTTAATGCATCTCTATAATCGGAAATAGTTCTATTATAATCCATGGCCATATCCATTAAATCCTTTATATCACTATGTCCTCTTACATCTCCTGTTAGTCCACCGTTGAATATTATTTTACATGGCAATTGATTTAATCCTGTATTCCAATCCTGCTTAATCTCTTCTTTCTCTTTTTCACCATTTTCATTTACTGTTTCTATATATGCCTGAGTATTTATACCGTCAACAACTTGATAAGTTGCCCAGCATTCATTGCCTCTCATTTCATATATCCATTTATGCCATCTTTGTTCAGTCTGTAGTTTACCTATAGTTGTTTCATCTTGGTATGCTATTTGTACTTTTATCAATTTATCGCAATCATTTGGATCATATTCATATGTGAACTCTGGCATTGTATAAAATCTAAACCTAATAGGTTTTTCTGATAAAACATTTCCTTGGTCGTCTATATCAGTAATTAAGCAAAGCATTACTCTTTTACCAATTGTGCAATCTAAAAAAGCTTTAGAAAATTTATTCCAGAACTTACCTTCATTTAATATTTTATTTATTATAGCTTTTTTATTGTCAACTCTTTCAACATCTGCTCCATCGATCGATTTAATAATAAAATCTGGTTTTACTGCGGTCATAAATCTTTTCTGCTTTTTCATTAATTTCTTGGTTATATTTCTGATTTCTCTAGTAGGCTTATAATCGTCAGTTTTCACTTTCCATAGTTGCCCTCTTTCATCTTCTGTGTCATCTTCAATTGTTTCTGGTCTACCTTCATAGAATTCATAATATTTTTTTACTTCCTGGAGTTCTTTGGCAAACTTGGTATCAGTACTATTTAATCCTAGTAACGATTTTTCTATTTTGTTATATATATCCACTTTATCACCTCCTATTCTCTTGCTCCTTTACCGCTAAATAGTTTAAGCTCTCTATCAAATGTTCTATGTATAGTTGTATCTGTCATTAGTGCATATCTTATCTTGTCCATGGCATGGTCATTTATTTTTACAACTTCTTCTTTTCCTTTATCTAATTTATCACTATCCCATACATACGAACCAAATTCTTCTATATCATGAATGCAGCTTGGATCTAAAGTGAATTTATTTATATTAAGTAAATAAGATACCATTTGTATTCCTATTTCTACATTATTTTTAGCTGCTATAATTCTTATATTATGTCTACTAAAATATTCATCTTTTAGTAGTTCTACTCTTAGTGGTGCTGCACTTGGGTCAATAGCAATATATTCTGGCATAACCATGTTTTCTCGTATAAAATTCTTTAAATCTGACACATACTCTTTTACTGTCTTTTGCCCTTCTTCTCTACCATTATGATAATAGGATGCTATTTGATGATATCTCTTTTCAGGTGCGTAATATCCAAATATGCCAAAAGTAGTGGCATTTTGTATCCCAAAGTCTCCAGCTATAAATATCCTTGTCCAGTTTCTTTTCATTTGAACTGTGTGTATTTCCGGATTAAACATAGGATATATAGCTCCATCTGCCACTGCCCATTGTCCCAAAATATATCTGTTATAAAACACTCCAGTATACATTGCTTTATATCTAGCTTTTATCTTTTCTGATAGAGACAAGTTATCATCCATTGTAAAATGTAAATACAATAAATTTTTCTTTTCAGCTTCATCTATCCATTTTTTCTTGAACCAATGGAAAGGTGCCCCTGGGTTACAATTGAAGAAAAACTTACTTCCTTCTACTGAACATCTACCAGTTGCTTGGTTGACAAAAGACTCAGGCATTAATGCTACTTCATCAAAGAAACATGAACATAATGTAATCAATTTGTTATCGTAAAGGCTTTTTATCCTCTACTTCTTATAGTTTCCTATAAGTTCGGCATATATTTTCACCCTCGTTTAACGTTAGGTTCTCAGATTATCCTATATATAATCGTGTCGGACACTCGTGGGCAATCAAAATAAATTGATTGACATTATAAAATGTGATATTATATTCTATTCTATTATTTTATTTTATATCTTTTTAACGCTCTACTTATTGTCTTAGTACTAACATTTAATATTTTTGATATTTCTATTATACTAAGGTTATCTTCCAAAAATAACTTCCTTAATTCATCTTCTTTTATTTTTGAACTCCTATCTGGCAAATTAAAATTTTTATTCCTTAATTTAACATTATTATCTTTCAATAATTTAGATATAGACCAACTTGACACATTAAATAAATCTCCTATTTTTCTGGTCGAATAACCATTATTATATAAATCTATTATTTCATTAATTTCATCGGCATCAAATTTAATGCTTGTTCTTCTATATTTTTGACCTCCAGGACACATATTGTAACCATTAGGAGTTAAAGAATTATATTTTAAAATACATTCTTCTTCTAATTTATTTAATTGCTCGTAATTATCTATATTTTCATATAATACTTCGTAATAAAAATTTTCTTTACCATACTTTTTTATAGCTTTATGAATTAATTGAGTTTGATTGGATTTCAATAATTTTAAATGTTGTTTAAAACGTACCTTACTACCTTGAGTGGTTTGACCTATATACACTTTGTTATTTATTTTATTTTTTAATATATAAATTTCACCATTCACTAGGTCACCTCCTAACTATGCTAAATAATAAAATAGTTTCAATCCCTATGCTCTACGATACCTACAGTCTTTTAACTCTATAGGTTATCTCGGTATTAGCATCTCAGCCTTCACCGATATTGCCCGAAGTTTACTTATACATTTCTGTATAAGGAGGCATCACTCTACCTTGAATAAGATCCTGTGACCTTTCATCTTTTCCACCAAATATATAAAAATAATTAGTAACATTACCTTTTGTTACTATTAATAGATTGTCTGCTCTTTTATCTTGTATATTATATCCTCTAGCTTTTAACATTAATTTAAGCCAAAACAGTACATTTCTTCTAAATGAGCCTATTGTTTTACCGCACATACCAGCGTTTTGTCCATTAAACTTTTCCATGACAAATACAACATAAGCTAGTGACATTGATACAGTTTTTCCTGAACGTATAGCTCCATCTGCTATAATTCCATCCATATCATGTACTGGTGAATTGTCCATCCACCATGTAAGGACCTTCTTTTGTTTAGTGGAAAATGGTTTAAATTTTATAGTAGCTTTTTTCACTGTATGGACTTTATTATTTTTTATTTTGGACCATTTCTTTTCTAATACATCAAGCTTATTCATCGTTCCATACCTCATCTGTCGCATTGTTTAAAGCTTCTATAAATCCATCGTTTTCTACTTCTTCTTGTGTATTATCATGTTTGTTCATTTCCACTTCCAGTTTAAGCATTTCTATATCAAGTTTAGTTTTTACACTAGTAGGTAATAAGTCCATTCTATCTGATAGCCATTGCAATGCTTTCATTTTGTCTTGTAGCTTTATTTTTATTCCGTCTCTGCCTTCTGATATCTCACTTATTAAGCTTCCATCTACTTCGCCACTATTTTTAAGGCTTATAGTATTTTTAGTGTATGTTCCATATTCGCCTTGTACTTCCTTACTATTGAACTCTAAGTAATCTGTTATATCTGCAAAAGCTATATCTATATACTTTTGAAATATATCATCTTCACTTAACATAGCTCTATTAAGTTTATTTTTCTTAAGCTTTTGTATTTCTAATTTGATACAAGGTTTTACAAGAAGCTTATATCCTTCTGAATTAGCTACATCATACTTGCATTGATAAGCTTTCTGATAAGCTTTGGTAGCATTAAAACTCTTTATATAATAAATACAGAAAAGCTTTTGCTTATCAGTAAGTTTAGTATTTTCTAATATTGACTCCACTTCATTAAAATCAGTCTGTTCTGTATTCTTCTTTTTAGCTACTTTTTTATTAGTTACGTTCCTTTTATTCTTAGGTAACGTTCCTTTTATTTTTTCTTCCCATTTGTCTTGAGATTTCCATTTCCTTATCTGAGTATCTTTAACCCCAAGCTGCGTAGCAATATCCTTGAGTAAGATTTCACCGTTATTTAATTTATATATCTCAAATGCTTTATCTCTGTTTGGACTTCTTACCCTTGCCATATCACCACCCCATTATCTTTTCTATTTAAGCATCTTCCTCATTTCCATTATAAAATTCTTCAAACTCTTCATCATTAGCTATAACTCCAAAGTAATAGCACTCGTGGCCAAAATAAATATGAAATAAAGGTATAAAGCAATATATTATGCATTTTCACAGTAGACATATTTGCCACACATCGCAATCCTTGTTCTGCTAAATATTCATTAATTCTTAGAAAATATAATGCAAATGATATTAACGATACTATTACAAACGCTAAATATATTTTAAATATCATTTTATTTGCTCCTTTTGCTATTTATATTTTTATTTCTATATTTTAGCTTTCTTTTGTCCGACTTAGCTTCTATTAATTCCTGAACTAATCTTATATATTTTTCATCATTACTTACCCTCGCATGACTGGTCAATAGATACAAGTTTCTAGTTTTAGGCATCTTTTTTCTTATGCAGTTATCTATTACTGTTTTAGCGACATTAAAACCATATATATGGGAATGTCCTTTTATAAATGGCTTCTCAGTGTTATATACAACATATCCTTTCTTTACTGCTAGTATTATGTATTCTTTTCTTTCATACACTTTCTTTGCTCCATCCGTTTTATCAAAGTTTGGTATTTCCTTCATAATGTCATCATATTTGTACAATTCCTTTGGAATTTCTATTGTAGGTTTTATAACTTCATCTATTTCCTTCCATCTTTTCACCATATAATCACACCTTCATACAAAATAAAAAGAACACTAAATTATTAGTGCTCTTTGTGGGAGTAATGAATAAAAAACAATCATTAGAAGGTTTCCAGAGTTGCACTGGATAATACTCATACCTTCATATTGCACCCAAATCAATGGGCGCATTAAAATGGAATATAAAATCTTAAAAAGTTTAAAATTAAAGATATAGTTTAAATATAATGTAAAACAATAAGTAATTAATAATACTAATTGATATATAGATTTTTTAACACACAATATATATGAATATTTTGATTTTATCACGGTTTACTCCGGAGGTTTTTTACAATAGGCCTCTTATTGGTTTTAAAGTGGCTGTCTCACTTCTACTACTATGTTTTAATATATATATTAGTCGCCCTCATGAGTTGAACACGAGTATATACTTGTTTCATATATAGTCGACAATTTAATACTCCACTTGTATATAAATCCCATAGCAACATATTGAGGGAAGAGTACCTCTACTCTTATCCCTCGAACAGAAACTTAAATTAAATTTATGAGAATTTATTCTAAGTTTCTCTTGCTCGCACACGATGGAAATATGCAATCAATTTACGTTTTTTTCTACTATTCTTGATAATATCATATTATCATATTTCTTGTGGCCAAAGGTGTCCAACATCATCTGTCTAATAATTTATCAATTGCACTCTTATGTATTCTTCTTACTGTTCTATAGCTATAATTTATTTTACAACTTATCTCTTCAAATCTCTTATTATCAAAGTAAGCATATCTTATTACTGTTTTTTCTAATGGCTCTAATATATCTAATGATTTTTCTATCTTGTACATTTTTTTTAATATTTTTCTTTGCTTTTTCATATAAAGTTTTATTACTTTCTCTATCTCTACTAATAATGCATTTAATCTATCTAATTCACTTTGAGTTGACACTGGTAAATCTGTTATGATTTGTGATTTAATACTTGTTTTCTTTTCTTTTAAATACTCTAATTTATCTTCTATTGTTTCTAGTTCGATTTTCATTTCTTTGTATCTTTTTAAATCTTCCTTCATACTCCCTCAGCTCCTTATAAAATCAAACTTTTACCTAGTACAAGTACATATACTGTCATATTATTCTCCGTTATTTTTTTATAAGATGATATAAAATCAATGGTATTTTATAAACTTTATTACTGATTTCTATACTTCCTCTCAACTAACCACAGTAAGCAATAGTTTGCTAAGTCCAATATAGTATCATCAATCTTTTCATCTTTTACCTTTTGCTCTGGAGCATTTGAGTTACATAATGTTAATAGTCTATTATATTTGTCTGTAATTCTTACTAAGAATGATATATCACCGAACTTCTCATAAGTATCAGCTACACTGTTTCCATAGTCATTATTTTTAGCTTTATAAGTTTGTTCTAAGCCGTTTAGTATATATTCATATATGTCTAATCTAGGCATTTTAACTTGTTTTAACTTCCTCTCTCGTACCACTGGTTCTAGCATATCTTTATGCCATGCATAGGTATTATCATTATCTGCCAAATACAAATCTCCATCCCAATCTATACCTGTTATAGTATCAATCGCGCCTCTAAATTGTAGCATATCTTCTATAACACTACACTCTCCATATTTTTCTCCTACTTGTATACTATCTTTTATTCTAACAACATCACCTATTTTATATTCCATACTATTTACCTCCTATAATCAAACTTTTATTTACATTTCTAATTCTAATTCACAACATAATTGGTTAAATAAATGTTGTAATACATCTTCCATTTCATTTTTATTCATATTTAAATAATATTAAAGCATTTTTATCACCCATTATTTTAGGTGTTATTCCTCTTCCTTTGATATTTGTTCCTTAAGTTCTCTATTTTCATTTCTAAGCCTTAATATTTCCTGTTTTAATTCATCCAATGAATTGCATTTACTTAAATCCATATGTTCCTCCTGTTATTTATTTAGCCAATCATTATCAAAGTATATAAATGTAAATATAATTATCCCTGATACTATTATCCATAGTATCCAAAATATATAAATTGAAACATCACTTGTTGCTTCTGCTAATGCCTCATGAACATTCTTATTCTTATATATTTTTACATCATCATTGATAATTGTATTTTCCTTGAGTGTTGCAAATATAGTTGCTTTAAATTTAGGCTCCAAGCCATAATATCTGTATCTTATGTGATATCCTCCACTTATTGTGGTAATATAATCAGGACTAGGCAGATTGAATTTAGATGTTTTAAATATAGATCCTAGAAAGGTTAGTTCTTTAGATTTAAAAGTTTCACTACCTACTCTATCCCAAGTCCAGTAAGTTTTAGTCCTTCTCTTAGTTTTACCATTAACTTTAGTTGTTACAGTTCTTGTATGTTTAGTATATTTTTCTTTAATCTTTTTAATGATTAAATATTCACCTTCAATATCTTCATTACTAACTGTATCTACTGCTTTTATCTCCCCTTCTGCAAAAGCATTACCTACGTTAGTTTTCATTGCATAAGCAAATAAATCCTTATCTTTAGATATCTTAAATGCTTTATTATACTTAGCATTTTGATCTTGGTTATACTCATTGAGCTTCCCGCCTATTATGATTCCTATTATCATCATAATAGCCAGTATTGATATGCTAGCTATTACTTCTCTTTTAGTTATTTCTATATCATTCATTAAATAAACCCTGTGGAGCTGTTGAAGGGGCATTATATTCTAAATATGTATAAGATACCACATCATATCCTAGCAGATCTAATATAAACCTATTAGGGAACTTTCTAACATACCTGTTATATGCTTTTATTTGCGTATTGTAATTGGTTCTATAATCAACCATCATATTTTCTGTAACTGTTAATTCTGTCATAAGCTGCTTATAGTTTTCATTTGATTTTAATTCTGGATACGCTTCAGTTACTGCACTTAGAACAGTATTTACTTCAGATATATCTCCATCTTTATTCCCTCTAGCCTCAACTATATCTTTTAAAGTTTTTGCTTCATACTTGTCATATTGCTTTACTGTATCTACTAAATTATAAACTAAGTCTATTCTTCTTTTTTCTTGAATCTCTATATCTGAAGATGCAGTTAGTATCTGTTCCTCTAATCCTATGGCCTTATTTTGAACTCCTTGTGTAGCGAATACACAAAGAATTCCTGTCAATAACACTCCGCTTATTGATATTATTAATGTTTTATTTATTTTCATAATATCCCTCCTCAATTCTTTTCAATGTTCTTTGAAGTTTATATTCTAGTTGTTCTCTTGCTAATTCTGCTGATTCTTCTCCCGCTAAATATAATATTTGATTGATTAAGATATTTACATCTGCAATTTCTGAAATTGTATCATCTGATATTTTTCTTCCATTTGCTATATCCTTTGATATTTCCCTTGTCAATTCTCCCAGTTCTTCAATTAGTTTTAACTGTTGATTTCTAATTTTAAATGTATCTGCTATTTCTTTTATAGCTCCATTAATTTCTTCTATATTCATCTATTCATCCTTTCCCATTAGCATTTTTATATATTGTATTTCACAACTTTCTTCATCCTCAAAATTAAGTTCACAATTCATACAACCTATTCCCTCTAAATCATAAGACTCATTGCAGAATACTTTAAATCTCTTGTTTATATCTGCTATAAGTTCACGTTCTCCTTTTGTTTTTCTTCTACAAGCCATATTCTAACCCCCTATATTTTTTAACCTCTTTTCTAAAAGCCTCAGTCTTATCATAACCACAACCAAACATCTCAGGACAGAAACCTCTGTAAATACATTCTCTAACCATGCAGCTTGCTAATTCCGGTTCAGTCTTAGCTACCTCATCCTTAACGGCTTGCCACGCCTCCCTAGTTTCAGGAGACGCGCAGCTACATAATCTTTTTCTAGATATATTGATAAGTGCTTGTGCATTTGCTTCAACTTCATGGTTTACTAAACTACCTTGTGGTAAATCATCTCTGTTAATTCCTGTACGGTCAGTTCTTTGAGTTTTAACAAAGTGGTCTATACCAAATTTATGTCTAACAAAATGCACAGAAACCCAAGATTTCAAATCATACCAACGCCATTCAAATTTTAATTTTCTTATTGGTGAATGCTCTGATAATATCAATTGTCTTTTCCATTTACTATCAGGGTATGCTCCTGTATTTTTTCCTATTGTATTCATAGTTGCGTCCTTAACGTCTTGCCAATTATCAGCATGTTTAAATTTATCTATTTTCATTTCTTTTTACCTCCTCATAAATAATAGGATTAACTTGTAACCCTCTTCTATAATATTCACATTCTCTTTCACAGTTTGGTAATTCCATATTTCTAACTTCTAAACAGCGTTGACAATAATTATCAATTGGACCTTTTAATTTTATTTTCATTATTTCAACACCTTTCTTTTTCCACATTTTGTACATATAACTTTCTGATATTTCTTTTTTCCCTTCTTTCAATCCTATTGTAGTTCTTGCTGCATCTGCTACATCTCTATAAGTTCCTCCGATATCTGTTACAGTTATTTTAACAACCTCCATATTATTCATCCTCCCCTGTTCCTAATATATCTATGCCTGTTAACTGTCTACAGTAATTTCTTAACTTGTCCAATTGTCCAGTGACTCTACTGTGTTTAGTTTTTAACTCTTGTAATTCTTTTTCCAACATTGCATTTTCCTTTGCAAATGATATATTTTGTTTTTCTAAGTAAGTATTTGCTAGGCTTAACTCTTTATTTGCATCTAATAGATTTTCGATTGTGTCTTCTTTTACTTCTATATCTTCCTTTAATTTGTTGCTTCTTTCTCTCCAGAATTCTATTATTTTAAGACAATCTTTATTTGTTTCTTGTGCTCTCTCTAATTCTTCTGTAAGGTCATTTATATATTTTCTATTTAATAGCATGTTTAAATTCCCCTTATTTCATCTCTTGATTAATTAGTTCATCTATTACCTCACTCAGCCTTACTACTTCACTGGTCAATCCATATCTAACATATAGACTATTTAATATTTCCCTTAATTGTTCTAGTAACATTTATATCACCCCACTTATTAAAAGCGTATTCTTGCCACTCATATATTTTTTGTAATCTATCTTCTGAATAGAAATCTTGTTCTTGATACCATTCTAATAAATTATTATCATTCTTACTTGAATTTAATCCTCTATCCATGGGTACTAAGTTCCATACTTCATGTTCTCCACCTCGATTAAGTGGTTTTATATGGTCTAAACTTCTTGTGGATTTAGATAATACTTGTCCACTATATGCACATCTAAATTCAAAGAATTTCATACAGTCAAGCCATTGTTCTTTTGTTATTCCATTACCTTGGTTTTTCTTTTGAACTTTTCTTTTATGATGACTATTAAATTTAACAATTTGTCCTTGTGGTGTTTCTCTGTATTCCTTACTATATTCCAATAAACGTTCTCTATTTTCTTGATAATATTTTTTGGATATTTTATTTAGACGTTTTCTATTTTTAATTTGATACTCTTTATGATATTCAGCTATATATTCTTTATTTTCTTGATAGTATTTTTTTCTGTATTCAATCATATGATTTAGATTATTTTCTTTCCATTGTTTATTTCTTTTTAGTGCAGTTTCTTTATTCTCTTTGTAATATTTTTTTTGATTTTCTTTTATAGTATCTTTGTGTTCTTCATAATATTGTTTTTGGTATATCTTTCTTTGTTCTGAATGATTTTTTCGGTACTCTTTACAACTTCCCAGTATCTTTTCTTTGTTTTCTTTGTAATATTTTTTACGACGTTTATTATCACATCTTTTACATTTACTTTGTAATCCATATTTTCCACATTTGTTCTTACTAAAATATGAATTATTTGCAACTAGCCATTCACCACATTTAGTACATTTTCTAAAAACATAAGGTATATTCACAAAACCACCTCTTTTCATTTGATAGTCAAATAAGAATAGGGAACTACACTGGTATTGCATAATCCCCTATTTAGTTGTTCACCTATCTATAGAGTATTTATATAGTCATCCATGGTTATTTCTTTGAATTTATTTGGATTTGAAAGCATTTTTTCTTTAGCTTCTTTATAGAATTTTTTATCTATCTCAAATCCATAAGAATTTCTTCCAAGCTCTTGTGCTGCTCTTAAGGTTGCTCCACTTCCTGCCACTGGATCTATTACAACATCTCCTTCATCTGTAAATATTTCAATTATTTTTTTTAATACACTTACTGGTTTTTGGGTAGGATGTATTTTAGGATATTGCTTTGGATTGTCCCTTTCCCAGTTAATCCAATTAAAAATCATTTTACCTGTTCCTCTAATCGGTTTACCTGTCTCTTTATCTATTTTTCTTCCGTTATTAAACTTAGGTAGTTTGTCTCTATATAATACGACTGCAAATTCAGTAGCTCCAACTATTCTCATGTTTGCTTTTAATACTTGTGAAGAATAATTTTTTATAAAAAATAGTGGGTAATTATTTTTAAATCCATGTTTTTTTCCATATGCTATAACTATTGGTATTTGTTCAAAACTGCAAAATACTATCATAGCTGGTGCTTTTCCTTTTTCTTTAGGCTCTTTTATAAGTAATCTATTACAAAAGTGAAAATATTCAGCTATATTAAAATTACTGTCTGTATTAAAAAACATCTTGCCTGCTTTTTCGCTTTCCCCGTTCTTATTATCTCCTCCTATATACCATACCGGACTACTACCATAAGCATTGTTTCCTATATTATAAGGTATATCTGCTATTACTAACTGTGCTTTCTGTATTCCATATCTTTTATAGTTCTGAAAATTATCATTGTATAATTCTGTTTTAATCATTTCTATTACCCCCTTATCCCCAAGTACTCTTTTATTACCTCTATTGCATCATCTGCACTCCAGCAAACCTTGCACATATATCCCTGCTTATATAACCAATCTAGCCATTTAACTTGTTCTATGGTACATTTATTCTTTCCATATTTCATCTCTATATATAAGCCATGTTTTCCATTTTTAGCAACTGGTAAGCAAAGGTCTGGGCATCCACGTTTTGTTCCAGTAGCTTTTAATTTTTTTGCTTCTGCTTTATTTCTATAACCACCATTAGGAATTGCATAAATCCATTTTAATTCTTCATATTTACAAGACTGTAAATTACACCATTGTATTAAAGTTGCTTGTTCTAAATCTTCACCTTTCATATTTGTTTATCTCAACCTCCCTAGCTATATTAATAGCCATAGTTATCGCTTCATTTAAGCTATAGCCTAGCTCATAGTAGAATTTAGCAAACTTTATAACCTCTTTCATCTAATCCCCTCTAACAATCTATGATAAACCTTATATAGTTCAGCATATTTGTTTTTATTTAATAAATCATGCTCTATCCTTTTTACCTCAAGTTCTTTTATCATTTTTTCTAGGTCCTGTAGCATTTGCATATTTCTTATTTGTAATCCTGTTAATTTCATTAATTTATTTCCTCCGCACTTAATAATTTTCTTTCGTATTTTTTATTTAGTGTTTCAGTTACTATCTATTTAAATTTACTAATTTACTTGCCCCTTTAACATCACCAGTTAAGAACTCAAACAGCTCATTTAATCCCCTTTCCTCTTTAAATTCTTCAATCCTTATAACAGTTATGATGTCATTTAATTTAAATTTCCCGCTAATATATCTATCTACATCATATCCATCAGATTCAGGATCATTTACCCATTCTTGGATTAAAAACTCTAAAATTTCTTGCATTCGTTTATTATCCTTTTCTTTGTTTTTATGTCCACTCGACTCATCGTATTCTATGATTAAGTTACAATCAGGGATGTAGTAATCTAATCTATAGTTTAATACAGGATACTGGCGATATATTTGCTCCTTATCAAACCACGCTAATAGTATTTTATCTATCAATAATTCTTTTCTTGTTGATGTCGCTGGTAATATTTCTAGGTTAACTTTGTCTCCTCCTAGTTTCTCTAACATATAACAATATGCTGATATATCATGTTTACTATTATTTTTAAGATAATTTATACATTCATAATTTAGTATATAGTATGGTCTTTGTTGGTTTTGTTTGTCTATGTATTCATCCTTTTTTATACCAACATTCTCAAGTGATTTAATTTCTTTTCGTATACTAGCCATAAAGTTGTCGTGTCTTACTGCCCCTTTATTTCCTTCTTCCTCTCTAAATTTATTTATCAAGTCTACTACTTCTAAAGATGTCATTGTAATTTCTATACTTAATAAGTTCATACAATCAACTCCTTTTAAAGTAACTTTTATTTAACTGTTAATAACCTCTTTTGTTATTGGATCATAACTCCATACTCTAACTTCATCTTTTGCTCTTCCATCTATAGTGCATCCACATTTACATTGACTAATAACTTTAGCTTTATTGATTTTTATGTATAGCATTGTGCCTTGGCAATGAGGGCACACATTTTCTTTAGCACCAACAATATTTTTCATTAGTTTTCATCCCCTTAACTAATTTTCTTTTTATCTAGTTTTTTTATTGCTTCGGTTATCGCTGCATATACATTATGTTTACTCACGCCTAATATTTTGCCTGCCTCAGCTTGTGTTAGTCCTTTGCCAAATACTAAATCAACACACTTCTTTTGTCTCTGTGTAAGACAACTTAAATCCGTTGTTACTACATCTATATCTCTGCGTTTTCTAGTTACTAGCTTGTCCAAGTCCAATATTTCTATATTCTTTCCGTTCAAAATATCTTTTAGATTTTTTAATGCTCCTTTTTCTATTCTGTGAATTTGTGCTTGGCTTGTTTGTAATTCTTTTCCAATCTCTGACTGACTTTTTTCTTCGTAGAATCTTTTTATTATTACTAATTTTTCCCTTTCTGGTAGCTTATTAATAGCATTAGGGATATCTATTTTGAAAATTATTTGGTCTTCTGATATGCTATTGCTCTCTAATGTTTCTGAAAATTTTACAGCCTTTGTTTTATGTTTAGATGCTTTCATTGTGCTGTCCATGGGAAGTTTACCCTCCATAAGATGTAATGTCTTTGTAATTTCTTGTATTGTTATTCCCATAATTTCTGACATTTCTTTTAGAGTGGGTTCTCTTTGCATTTTTTCGAATTCTTTTCTAATTTGCTTGATTTGTCTATATTCATTAAAATTTTTTCTTGGAATTCTGAATGGTACATCTTCTCTATGATCTCTTACAGTATGCATTATTTTACCTATTATATTGCTTGTTGCATAAGTTGAAAATTTTATTCCTAGTTCTGGGTCATAATTTTGTATAGAATGTAATAATCCTAGACTCCCAACCTGAATTGCATCATCGTAACTTATTGCTTTACCTTTGAATTTCTTTGCTTGCTTATATACAAGCCCCATATTATCCTCAACAATGCTTGTTACAGCCTCTCTATCGCCATTTTGAGCCTTTCCAAACAATTCAACAATATTTTTATCGATACTCATAATTACTCCCCCTCTACATCTTCTCTATGATTAATCCATGATATTTAATTTTGTTTGCTCCGTATCTCTTTTGATAATATTTATATGTATTTTGTACACTGTTGTAATTTAAATCGTATTCTTCACAAGCTTCCTTCATAGAAGAAAATATTCTCTCTTCTCCTGCATACTTGTTAATTACTCTAATTTGTCTTCTCTTGAAAACTCTTCTTTTTTTAATTGCCTCTAATTCTTTTCTGACTTTTATATCATAATTAGCATTTTCTTCGTTAATGACAATCATTTCTGCTTCTGTTATTCCTCCAGTTGCTCTTATATTGTCAATTTCTCTTATTCTTTCTTCTGCTTCCTCTGGATTAAATAACTCTGGTAGCATGTAATTTCTTGAGTCTTTCTTCGGATTTGGGTCTAGTATTGCTGCTGCTAAAGCAAGATAGTTAAGTGATGTATTGTCGTTTGGATCTGTATATTTAGAATGGTATTTCTTTACTGGCATATGTTTGTATTTCATAATTACTCCCCCTTACCAGGGGAAATCCCCTGGATTAAAATTTTCCCTTTTGACTTTCTTTTAGAAGTGTTTCTAGTTCATCAGGATCATATTGTCTAAAGTTTTCATTCCCAGCATTATAATGAAATTTAGTCGGTTTAAATTGAATATTGTTAGTTTTATTGTTTAATGTATAATTATCCTTAATTGCTTTAATAATAAAACCAGTAACATTTTTTACATTTGAACTTTTAGTAATTTGAAGTTTTTCATCTAAATATGAAACATCTTTATCTGCACTTATAAGAGCTTCATATATAGTTTGTATATCTTCATTTTTCAAATCGAAATAAGACTTTATTTTATCAACAACAACAGGTGATACGGTATTTTTTGCTTGTTGTTGTTGTTTTTCTTTTTGTTTTTCTTTTTGTTTTTCTTTTTGTTTTTCTTTTTCCCCCAAGTCTATATATAGACTATCCATAGGGTATCCATACCCTATACAAACATCTATCATATATTTTTTAAAGTCTGGATTTTTAATTTCTGAAATTTCTTTTAGTATGCAGTTCATAACCTTTGGAGATTTAGTAAAATTAAATTTATGCCAATTCTTTATGAGAATTTCTTTTGTATCAGGTGAATATTCAATTTTTCCATAGTCAACAAATCTTTGTAATAGCTTTTCAACTGTTTCTCTGTTATATCCAGTTTGCATTTCTATAACTTTATAAGGTAACTCATGACATCCACATTGAGTAGTTCTAGGATTGCTTAATATATAAAGATAAAAATATTTTTCTTCCGGAGTTAAGTCTAATACAAATCCATCTTCCCAGAAATCTGTTTGTATTGCTCTATATTTAGCCATATTATCACTCCTTCATTTTGCTATTAAAATCTGTATCTACTTGTATATAACCATTAATATTTTCTTGTATATATTTTGCTATTTTACTGTATTCGCGTTCTCCTAAAAAATCTGATTTTTCTATCAATTCATCCATTAACGCATAATATAATTCGCCTACTTTTTCGATAATATCTTCTATATCATTAGGATTTATATTGTTTCTTTTGCATATTGAAATAATGTCAACTCCACTGTCTTCACTTTCTTCTATAAATTGATTGAGTCCATCTTTCCATTGGGTCCAGTTTTCACATCTCTTTGTAAAATCTTTTAATGAGTCTATTGTTGCCCCTAATTTATAGCATTTTTTTAATAACATAATTGCTGTATTTAAGTCATAGTAAGAAAATTTATTTTTAACTATTGCTCTTATATAAAACAAATCTTTCATTTCCGGATGCTCTTGTTGCATTTTCTTGTTTTTTATAATAGGCTCTATTTTATTAAAAGCCGTGTTAATATCATATTGTTCATAGGCTATAATTGAACTTTCCAGCACTTCATCAAATCCATATTTTTTAATAAGTTTTTTCATTTTAGTTCTTCCATAGTCTGTTAATCTTGAATTTAATCCTAAAGAGTCACTAACTAATTCCATAATTTTATCAGCTTCTTTATTTTCCAAATCCAATAATTCTGTTCTCCATTGAGCAATCATTTCTAATTGTTCTCTTCTTTGATTTAACTTGTCTAATTCTTCCTTTTGCTTTTTTATGACTTGATTTTCAGTAAGTTTTTTATCACTTTTACCTCTATTACAATCAAAGCAAGCTGTGATTAAATTAGATATATCATCATCTCCACCTTTTGAAACTGGATTTATATGGTCCACTTCTAATACAACATCTGGTGCACTTTTCCCACAATATTGACAAGTAAAACTATCTCTTTTAAATACTTCAAATCTAGTTGATTTAGATATTCCTTTTCTTTTTGCCACTTAATACCCACCTCATTTCTCTTTTGATAGCAGAAGGGAAATTAATCCCTCCTAGTTTGCAACTTGTTGCATATTTTCATATCCAGAACACATGAAATCATACTCGTCTTTAGTCATATTAACTACATCTTTAGTAAATTTTTTAAATACATGCTTTTTAACCGTATCCTTATCTATCCCTTTACTATAAGCTATTGCATATAATCTGCTTATTTGTTTTTCTGATAATTTACTATTATTCCATATATCCGGTGATTGACTAGGCTTGTCTTTATCATGATCATGCTTATTAGTAGCATCACTATCTTTTGTATCATCTATTGCAAATAGCCCGTTTAAAGCATATTTTCTAGCATATGAACTAACTGACCCCGTAACCTGTGCTAAATCCATTCCTTTTTTGGTTTCGTCTTCTCTAGCTAATGCCTTAACTTCTATCTTTTCTCCTTTTTCAGTATCTACAAAAGTTGCCGTAGCTTCTAAATAATATCTATCGCCTATCTGTTTTATTTCATCTGATAAAGTAACTGTAGCTTTATACTCCAGTAATAAAGGTTTTAATCCTTCTAATATATCTTCACAACTTCTGTAGTTGTATTTCCCAAAGTTGTTATATTGATTTTTAGGTGCTTTTAATTTACTTTGTATTGCCGATAACTTTTCATATAGATTCATTAGTTTCACACTCCTTAGTCTTTTCTTGTTTTACAAAATCCCTATATGCTTGCAAATATCCCTTGTCATATATTGTCAAAGGGCTGTTATCTATTTCATACTTTTGTATATATTCTTCAAGTTCTTCAATAGGTTTATATCCTTCTAAACATTCCCTTGCTCCATCTATATAACCCCATTTGCTATCTGCATATACATCATAAGGACTACTTAATTCTGCATATAATAGCCTAGTTTGAAATGTAGGTTCACTATTTCTAAAAGCCTGATTACATCCTTGAAATAAATCTCTAATTTTCATGTTCTAAATCATATCCTTTCGTGATATAATATAGAAAAAGTAAATTTCTAATTACTTAACTTTTTCTAAAGATAGGACCTATTGCCGTAGGTTCTATTTTTATATTCCCATGTAAGCATCTGCTCTATTTTCTCTTTCATCTTCATCTGCTTCCTCAAGGTCCCTTACTTCTTCTTGCATCATTGCATCTATTTCCTGCAATATTTCTTTTAGGTCCTTTATTTCATATGCAACTCTAATTTTAGATGCTCTCCAGTACTCATAATTACAAGCAACTTGTAAATCGTTTGTACTATATCTATCTTTATATAGTTTTATTTGGCTATCACATAGTTCCATGAAACTCTCACATGCTGTAATCTTATTTTGTATGCTTTCTCTAACTTCATCTAATATCCAATTCATTTATTTATCCTCCTTAGATTCATATTGCTTAATCATATAATAGAAAGTACTCTTAGGCCACTCATAGAGCTCTTGAATTTGTTTGGCTTTTAAAGTTCCTTCTTTATACAACTTATATTTTTCTTTCCAGTCTTTAGGATATTCTCTGAACGTAGGTCTACCAGTTAATTTTCCGGTTTTCTTTGAATATCTTTTCCCTGTCTTGGGGTCTATAGGCATTGACTGTATTCCTTTTAATTGATTATTCATTCCTCCTTGATGAATATTTAAAAATTGTCCGTTGTCCCACGACTTAGCTATCAATAAATACTGTCTTTCTTTTAGATATGCTTCTTTTTCATTTTTGCAATAAACAAGTATTATTTTTTCAAAATTTTCTTTACCATACAATCTAATTTGTTTTTTCAAATCAGCACCACTACCAAAATATCCATCATTTAAATCATTAGTACTGTGCTTTCCAATATAAAGCTTTAAATCAATTTTATTAACAATTAGGTAAACATAATGATATTCTTGACTCATATTAATCCTCCTTGTCTTCTAAGTTGTATATCTTTTCTTCAATTTTCTTAATGATTTTTTCTAATTTGATATTCTTTTCTCTTTCTGCTGCACTTATCATTTTCCAGTAAGAAACTTGAGATTCTAAAAATTTTTCGTATTCAGTTTTTTCTTTTTTCATATCAATTCCCCCCTTTTTTCCTATAAACTAAAATTAATTAAATGCCCTATCAATTCTCCAATTGCTTTTTCTTCGTTTCCTTCTTCTACCCTTATGAAATTAATATAACTATCCTTAGATTCAAAATACTTTTCTATTTCGTATTGTCTTTTGTTATCATAATCTACCTTTGATTTATGTTCATATTCATCATATTCAATTGCTAAATTAAAAAATGGTAAATAAAAATCAATTCTATAGTTCAATACTGGATATTGAGGTATTATTTCAAGTACAATCTTTGAATTTTCTTTATCTATATATGATTCAACAACTCTTTTAGCTGTCTTAAATAGTTTTTCTAAATGATATTTAAATTCAATTTCTTTTCTACTTTTAATAACTTTACTTTTATGAATTAACCCTTCTGAGCTTAGCCATTTTATAAAACTTTGTTTGATATTACAAGAAATTAAACGATTGTTCTCAATTAAACGCCATAATCCACTTTCATTAATTACTATTATTTTTTGTTTACCGCCAGGTGTAAGTATTTTAATGTTCCCTTTATCTTCTTCATCCACATGAGTTCTCACTGCTTTTGGTGGGTTGCTATAACCTAAAACAGTTGCTATATCTCTACCTACAAACCAAGGCTCGTTTTCAATTTCTAATACTCTTATTTCTCCAAATTCATTATTGCTAAATGTTTTGTAACTGTTATATAAATCACTCATAAATTACTCCCCCCTTAGAATAAATTCTTGTATTTATATTGCCATTTTTCAAAGCTAGTCCAACTGTCATCAAATCCAAAATGCTTAACTAAGATGCAATATACTTGTAAAGCTTCTGGAATGATTATCATTTGTTTATCACCTCCTGTTTATTTTCTTTTGTTTCTTTTTAGCTTCATTCTTGCAATCTTAGAATTTACCGCCGGTGTATTTTTCCCCAATTTTTGAGCTATAAGTTCTATTGTCTCATTTTCTTCACAATATAATTGTCTTAATAATTCTTCTTGGTCAGCCGTCCAGCCTAAATTTGTAGCTTTTTTAAGGCCTAATTTTCTAACTTGATAATCTACTGCTCCTTTTGTCTCTCCTAATAGCTGACATATTTGACTGATAGTGATATTCGGGTCCGAATAGTGCTTAATTAAATTCGCAACCTTTTCACTTTCCCATTGCCTATGAGGTTTTTTTATTCCCATATGAGATGCCATTGATCTAACTGATGAAGAGCTTTTATTTAATTCTTTTGCTATTTCAGTAAAGTTTTTATCTGAATTAAGCAAATATTCTTTTTCTTCTTCTGTCCAGTTTGATTGCTTGAATAAATTCATATTCTCAACTTTTTCTTTTGTCTTACGAATAAATTCTAATTCTTCTTCAGATAAGTTATTCATCTTTATTGACCCTCATTTCTCTTTCATGTTCATGAATGCATAAATTAAATGCTGCTTGTGCTATTCTATTGAAAACCTGTTCTCTAGTTAAATTACTAGTATCATTAAACCTAACTTTTATCTTTGCTACATCAGTTTCATATTCAGTAATATAGCTATCGTTAGATTGGTTCATAACAATCACCCCTAATTATGTTTATGAAGTCAATATTTTGTCCTATAGCTAATAATTAGCTATTCTATGTTTCAATATTTGTAGATAATAATAATGTATTCAATTTGTTGACTTCATTTGTAAAAAAAATTTCATATATGTTAGCATTGAATATAGTAGCTATTTTTTTAGCCTCTGATAATGTGAATTCAGATGAACCATTTTCTTTGTTAGCATATGCCCTAGTTGAAATGCCAAGCTTTATAGCTATATCCCCTTGAGTATAATGATATTTATCTCTCATTTCTTTTAGTTTGTATTGTTTACTCATCTAATCACCTCCTGTCAATTATTTGAATACCTTTATGCTTTAATAGTAGTATTATATTTTTTATATGTCAACAATATTTTTTACTTTTTTATAAAAAGTATTCATAAATAAGAATTTTATTTCATATGATTTTAAGTTATAATTTAAATGTAATACAATTTAGTTGTAAACACTTTTAAATGAATTAAATATGTATTCACATGGTATTTTCAATGTATTTATTAATGTTTGCATATTCTAAATATAATTTAGTTGCGAATATTGATATTATAAGTATGGAGTGTTATATATGGAAAATAAATTATTGGGCTATAACATAAGAAGAGAAAGAGAAAAATTAGGATTAAGTCAAACTGAATTAGGTAAATTAGTAGATGCTACAAAACAAACTGTTTCAAACTGGGAAAATGGTAATCGAACTCCTACGAATAAAACTATCGATAAATTAGCTACGATTTTTAATGTTAGTATGGATGATTTAACTGGTAGGAGTAATATTCAACATTTAGGACGAGTATATAGATACTCTGAAGAATTGACTGAATATATAGAGTTAGCTAGAGAAATCGAAAACCTAAATGATAAAGATAAGAAAATAATCAAAGAATTAATAAGAAGTTTAAATGATAAAGACAAATAAGTTAATCAACCTATTTGTCTTAATTTTTTTACTAATTCAATTATTAATTTATACGCTTCTGGGTCATTTTTCTTTAGTTGAGACAGCTCTTTTGCCAATTTTATAATTCCTTTCTCCAATCAAATCCCCCCATTTATATATCCATACTTATATTTTATAGAATATATGTTCTACATTCAACATTTAATTTATATATTTCTATTTATATTATAGGACAATAAATATAACTGGTAGTTATATTTATAGAAAAATTATGACAATTTATTAAAACATTTAAGGAGATTTATAATATGAATATAATTAGAAATACAAGACTAAAGAAAAAAGTAACTCAAAAGCAATTGGCTGAGATGATAGGAGTTTCTCAAGCCTATATTTCAAAAATAGAAAGTGATGAATTTGTTAATGTTACTTTGATTGAAATAATAAAATTAAGTAAAGCACTATCGATTAATGAACTGGAGGTTGCTAAATATTTTCTAAATAAATACAATAATTATAAATATGAATTTGGGGGAGAAATAGCATAATGAAAGTATGTATGTACTTGCGCAAAAGCCGTCAAGACGAAGAATTAGAAAAAAGAGAAAATACTGATACACTAGCAAGGCATAGAAGCACTCTATTAGAAGTTGCTAAAAAACAACATCTAGATATCATTGAAGTACATGAAGAAATAGTATCTGGAGGAAGTATAGCATCTAGACCTAAGATGTTAAAGCTATTAGAAGAAGTTAGAAATAATATGTATGATGCTGTGCTATGTATGGATTTGGATCGTTTAGGCCGTGGAGGAATGCAGGACCAAGGATTAATCTTGGATACTTTTAAAGAAACTAACACTTTAATTGTTACTCCAGATAAAACTTATGATCTAAATAATGAACTTGATGAAGAGATGACTGAATTTAAGTCATTCTTTGCTAGACGTGAACTTAAAATGATTACTAAACGTATGCAAAGAGGTCGAATAAAATCTATTGAAGAGGGAAAATTTATTGCCTCTAATGCTCCTTTTGGATACAAGTTTGAGTATGACAGAGAAGGGAAAAGGTTACTTATAATCGATGAAGATAAAGCAGCAATAGTGAAAGAAATATTTGCCTTATATATATCAAATTATGGTTCTTATAAAATAAAAGTATATTTAGATACAATAGGCGTTAAAACTAATTCTGGTAAACCATTTTCAGAACAAGCTATAAGAAGAATTTTAAAGAATAGCATTTATTGTGGGTATGTTAGCTGGAATAAAGTAAAGAGAAAAGGTACTAAATCTATTGTCAATTCAAAAGATAAAATAATTTATGCAAAAGGTAGACATCAAGCTATTATAAGTGAGGATATGTTTAATTTGGCACAAAATATTTTAGAAGGTAATCAAGTTCCCTCTGTATCACAAAATAAAAAAATGATCAATCCTCTTGCTGGATTAATCAAGTGTGCTTGTTGTAATCATACTATGATTGTATCTAAATCAACCTATAAAAATAACGATATAGTATTATTCTTAAAGTGTGCCCATTGTAATAAAAATTCATCGTCAAAGTTAGAAAGCGTTGAAAATACTATTTTGGGATATATGCAACAGTTTTTAAATGAATATCAAAATGAAATATTAAAAAAAGATATATCTGATAATAATAATGATAGAATAAGTAATCTTAAGCATACTTTATCTCTTTTAGAAAAGGAAACTATAGAACTTCAAAAACAAAAAAATAAATTACACGATTTTCTTGAAAGAGGTGTCTATGATATTGATACTTATTTAGAAAGAACTAATGTATTAAGAGTTAAAACAGAAAAAAATGAAACTGCAATTAATAATCTAAAAGAATTAATAGAAAAAGAAATGAAAATAGATTTAAATTATTCCGAACTAATTCCAAGGGTTGAGAAAATAATTAATAGTTATAAAAATACACAAAATATATTAGATAAAAATATATTACTTAAATCAGTAATAGAAGAGGTTATATACTATAAAGAAAAAGGAATTAGAAATGGTAAATTTGAACTTGATATAAAATTAAGATTACCAATATAGTTTTTTACTGTTATGGTCATACTGACAAACAATAATCCATATGACCATAACAGTTAGGAAATATATAGTATAAATAGAATAAAATAGATTAAATGTTAAATATGTGTTAAATATTCTATAAAAGGAATATTCTACATATTAAAAATCATATATTTCATTAAGACTTTTGAAAATTGAGAAAGTTGAGATGAAATAATTTAGGCATATTATATGCTTATGAAATTTAATATGAGAACATAAAGATAGGAGGGTTATACCCTCCTTATTTTATTGGTAATGGTAATTGTGTTATGAATGCTTTATATCCATCTCTGCTTTTTATTAAATTTAAAGATCTATATCTTTTTAAGTTTAATAAATCTTCTAAATTATATCCATGTATTTCAAACTCCTCTTGTAAAGCTATAAATGCTTTTTTATCAACTCCACTAAGCAACATATATGATGAATTACTATTCTTTAATGCTAATTGGGCTTCCTTGCTAAGTTGCTCTAAATAATGCAGTGTTAATACAAATTTTAAATTAAATTTAGCTGATTGGACAAAATGCTGCGTAAGTAACTTTTGAGCTGTAGGAGTTTGAAAAACTTCATCTATTAATACCGTACACCTATTTGGTAATTCTATTTGTGACCCTCTTATCTTAGTAGCCATCCATATTTTCTGCAAAAAGAATGTGGTTAATATATCTATACTTATGGTATCTTCAAAATCTTTATCTCTCATTCTAATCAATATAACTTTATTATTATTTATAGCCTCTACAAAATCTATATCATTCTTGCTATCTTTATTTAACATAGCATCTATTACATAATTTTCTCTTAGCAAATCAATTCTATCCATTATCCCTTCTATTTTATTTTCTTTAGTTCCTATTATCTCTGATACTGGATTATCCTTAGTTGTTTTACTCCATTCATCTAATTCCAGCAAATTATTTATGCTATCTTCTAATTTAAATTGCAGGTCCTTGGATAAATCATTAATTATTTTATATCTATATTTGTAGTTAGTTAATATTCTTAATATATCCTTTATAGTAATATCATTAAAGCAAAACCCTATTCTTGCAGCAGCTCCTAAATATTTTCTCATTTTACTAGAAAGTTGTTTATCATCTTCATTAATAATATTTATTAATTGTAATAGATAATTTGTTTTTCTTCTGCTTATTTTAGATATTTCATCTGCATTCATATTTTGCATAATTTTTTCTTCATTATAATTTAAACTAGGTATGCAATCTGAATTACTTAAGTCTACTTCTATCAGTCTATCTTTTGGAGTTATATTTTTAATTTCTTTACTAGCTTCACAATTTTTTATAAAATCTATATCAATTAAACATTCATTATTTTTTATAATGTCATTACACATATTCCCAGCAAAAGTTGTTTTTCCACTTCTACTTCCTCCCAATATTGCAAGTGGCAAAGATTGCAGGCTTTCATCTGTGCTGAGATAAGCATTGTCTTTATTATCTTTATATACAATACTTCCTAAATTAATAACCCCAGTAGTTAATTCTTTTGGTACTGGATTTTCTTTAGTTTCTTTATGAGTTATGTTTTTATATTGATCTATTAATTCTGCCCCTGGTAAAGAGATAAAATTTGAACACTCTTCTGTACTAGTAGAATTTATTTTAACATTGTTAATTATATATCTATTTATATCTATATCTTTTTTTATTTTTGTATAAATTAATTCATTGTCTCCGTTAATTTTAGAAAAACTATTATAAATAGACTGGCATAATTGATTTTCTCTTGATTTTTCCTCTGAATGAGCTAAAATTAGAGTCTGATTTTTAAGTATTTCCTTTTGAAGCTTTCTTTGGGTGCTAGAAGAGGTTTCTTTTCCTAAAGGATAAAGTATAAGCTGACTATTTTGCTCTCCATTTAAAAGACAATTTAAAAGGGCATTTATCAAGTCTATTAAAAATTTTAGTGCTATTTTTGAATAATCCAATAAATTTTTAGATTTCTTTAAGTTTTCTCCGTTTTTATATCTTTGTATAGTTTCACTACTCTTCTTTTTAAAGTAATTACTTTCTTTTTCTGACACAGGAATAAAATTATATAGTACTCCTATAAATTCATTTTCTTGTAAAATTTCTAATGTAGATAAATTGGCTGATAATAAATCATTATTTCTTCTATCGGTTTCCAAAGATAATGCATCATCAAATTTGTAATATAATTGGTATTTACTACATGAATTAATATCTACTGGAATTGCATCTACAATTTTTATATCTACATTTTTCCATGTATCGGAAAATTTACTTTTAAATTGATTCTGAAATATTTTAGGAATAATAAAATAAAAAGATATGTTTTCTTTAGATATGTGTATATAGTAAGAAGCTTTTAATCTAGTTTCTATTATTAGCTTTTTATTTTCTTTATAGATAAGTTTATTAGTGCTTCTATACATACTATTAATAAGATGTGCTATTCCTATAGTTGTATTATTTCTACTGCTTTTAGTTGGAATTAATTTAAATGTTACATATTCTTGTCTTTTAATTGAATAATAATCACTTAATTTCATAGTAGACACTCTCCTAATATTGACAATACAAGATATACCCCTATAGCTATAGTTGGACCATGCTTACATTTATCTAAACCATAGGCATATAATATAAAGCTTACTAACCCACTGATTAAGCATAAGTTATATGAACATCCTAATATGCTAAAGATTATTTTAGCTTTCATAGTATCTCCTCCTAGAAATTAATTTTACTAAACATATTAAATAAACTAGGATACAATTTGATTAATACATAAGTCAATAGATATTGCATTCCTGATGTCGTTGCATCTTTAAAACTTCCTCCAGCAATCATAGTAGATATTATCTCCTTCAGCCCTAGACCTAAAAATGAATACTTAGCTAATACTAACAACATATCTATTATTTGTTTAGCTGAATTATTTAAACTCACTTCAAAACTTTCTGCATAAATTATATTGTTATTTTTCATTAGCAAAGCTACTAATAATACTAATCTTGAATATACAACTTTATTTCTTTTGATATGATCTAAGAACTTTTCTATCATATTCAAGTCCTCTTCTTCTAAATGTAAAAATTCTGAAATGGAATAAGTTTTAATCATAATAACACCTCACAATATATTTATAAAACTTACTCAAAAGCTAGAAAAATCATCTAGCTTTTCTCTTGTTTAATAAATCCTCTATAGCTTCATCAAGCAATTTACTAAGTGGTATTTTACTTTCTTTTGAATATTCCCTTAGTCTTCTAAGTAATTCTTTATCTATTGCACTACCTATTCTTTCTCTATTTTTTAACATAATAATCACCTCAATATAATTATAGCAGTGATATTACATTATTGCAAGTAGTATCACTTTATGATATAATATAAATATAGTAATAAATCTAATTAACGAGGTGGTTTTATTGAATATTCCGTATGTTTTTAAAAAGTGTAACAAATGTAATAAATGGTTAGTTGCTAATAGTTTTAATTTCTATAAAGATAAATATAAGAAAATCGGACTATCAAGCATTTGCAAGGAATGTAAAAAAGAATATAATACTAAAAATAAAGAAAAAATTAGAGAATATAATAAATCGTATCGCCAAGAGAATAAAGAATATTTTAATGAATATTATAAAAACTATAATAAAGAATATAGAAAAAATAATTCTGAGCTTGTAAAAGAAATCGATAAAAATAGATACAATAAAAGGAAAGATTATTTCAAAGAATATTATGTTAATAATAAAAATGATATTTTAGAATATAGCCATAAATATTACTTTAAAAATAGAAATTCTATAATAGAAAAAACAAAGCTATATAGACTTTCTCCTAAAGGTAAAGCTAAATTCTTTAATTTGCATCATAATAAAAAAATAAAACAATCTGAAATATCAAAAGGTATAACAGAAGAACAATGGATTGAAATAATGCAATATTTTAATTTTCAATGTGCTTATAGTGGCATTCATTTATCAGATGATATTCAAAGTTTAGATCATATAATCCCCTTATCAAAAGGTGGAGTTAATGAAATATGGAATTTAGTACCAATGCTAAAAGATTATAATAGTAAAAAACATAATAAAGATATGCTTCAATGGTATCAACAACAATCATTCTTTAGTAAAGAAAGATTAGAAAAAATATATAAGTGGCAAGAATATGCATATGAAAAATGGAAATAATATTCTTAATCTTTTATTTTATCGGAGGTAAGTGAATTGTTTAAGGCTTGCATTTATTTTGGGTTGGCTGCATTATGTGAATTATTAAGACATCTTATATAATAAAAAGCCCAGGATACTCTTTCCTTGGCTTTTTCTTTTGTTTACTCTTCTTTATTTATTTCTTTATACATCTTTTCTCTAAGCACATTCTTTATATAATTTGATTTCCCATATTCTTTAAATTTGACTTCTAGCCAATCTAAGAGCATCTTATCATCTAGTGTTTGTGTTTTGAAGCTTATATTGATTATAGTTGGTTTTTCTTTTGCCATAATCTCACCTCACTAATTTTTATTCAATTATTACCTAAAAAATGTATAATAATTATATTATTTATTTTTTCTTGAAATCCTCTATTTATTTTCTTTGTATAAATATATGTAATTTTTATATAAGTGTTACATAAAATTAATAAAAAATTATTTAAAATTTATATAAATTTATGCAATTTTTATATAACTCTTGCATATATATTACTATAAAAGAAAAAGGGGGAATTAAATAATGAATAAGAATTATATTGTTAGTTGGTTTGATAGAGAAGGAAATGAATGGTTGAGTGACTGGTGTAAATTTGCAGAGGCTAAAAAGTTATTCGATGAAATAAGCGGTGGAGATGAAAACAAAGTTGACTCTTCTCAAGTAAGATGTGAATTATATTCAGATGCATCTGGAAAGGTTTTAATGGGATACAATAATATAGAAAATAAATATTATAGTTGCTAATAAAGGAAAGGCTAGGGATTGACCTCTCTAGTCTTTTTATGTCGAACGATTATTGGAATATTTTTTAAAATACAGTTGACGGCTTTTTCCTTAAGGACTACCATTATAGTATAAATAGTAAAGGAGGTGATAAAGATGAAAGATGAAGAAAAAAAGATAACAGTTAGAGTTAGTCCTGAACTTTATAAAAAGTTTAAGATAAAACTTTTAGAAAATGAACGGACGATGAAAGAAGTTGTAACAGAATTCATAATTAAATATGTTGATGAAAGCAAATAAAAAGATACCCTACCGCCCTAGGAAAGCATAGGATATCTTAAACAAATGGAGACTTAATCAAAATCTCTATTTACATTATAACAGTCTCCAAGATAAAAAACAATTGGAGGTTTAGAGTATGAAAGATTTAATACCAGTAACACAAAATAAGCAAGGACAGCAAATAGTATCTGCAAAAGATTTATATTTAGGACTTGGATTAGAAAAATCTCATTGGAAAAGATGGAGCGAAAAGAATATAGTCGAAAACGAATATTTTCAAGAGAACATAGATTGGGTAGGGTTCACCATGATGGCGAACGGTAATGAAACTCAAGATTTTGCAATAACTTTAGAGTTTGCTAAACATATAGCAATGATGGCAAGGACTGGAAAATCTCATCAATATAGAAATTACTTTATCGAATGTGAACGTAGACTCAAAGAAAATAAACCACAATTAACAAAACACGACCAAGCAATATTAAATATAATCAATTCAAGAACAGACCTAGAAAAAGCACTAGCAATCAAAGATTTTGAAAAAGTAGTAACTGAACCACTACACGATGAAATAAAAGTATTAAAACCTAAAGCACATTATACAGATATAATTTTACAAAATAAAGGATTAATCAAAGTAACATCAATAGCAAAAGATTATGGAATGTCTGCTCAAGAGTTTAATAAATTACTTTGTGATTTTAAAATACAATATAGATTAGGTAATCAATGGTTTTTATATAAAAAATATCAAAATAAGGGATATACTCATTCTGAAACAGTAAATTACAAACATAAAGACGGAAGAGATGATGTGAGTATTATTACTAAATGGACTCAAAAAGGAAGATTATTCTTGTATGAGTTTTTAAAAGAAAAAGATATTTTACCTATAATAGAAAAGGGCTTAGACTTAATAAGATAAATAGGATTAATATAATAAAGTAGGCTACTCTTTTGAGTAGTCTATGGGGAGGATGATAGTTATGAATATACCATATGTATTTAAAAGATGTAGCAAATGTGGTGAGTGGTTGGTTGCTTGTAGTGTTAATTTTCATAAACAGAAACGTGGCAAATATGGATTACAAGTTTATTGCAAGAAATGTAAAACAAAGTATGGGAAAAAGTATCGTAATGATAACAAAGATGAAATATTAGAGAAACAAAAACAATATCGTGAGGCTAATAAAGATAAAATAAAACAATATTATGAGGCTAATAAAGATGATATACTAAAGCAACATAAACAGTATTATGAGATAAATAAAGACAAAATATTAAAACAAAATAAACAGTA